ATTTATTAAAATCTGAAATTTTACGACGGTAATCTTTTCTTATATCGAAATTACGGTCAAAATGACTGGGAAGATATTAAGAGATGTATCAGGTTCTGGGTTGTAGAGCACGGTGTTAAGTTTATTTTCCTAGATAACATAACAGCACTGGTATCACACTTAACAGCCACTGAGATTAATACAGAGGTTGCTAGGATTGGTGTAGAGTTATCTGGTATGTGTAATGAATTAAACTTTACAGCATATATTTTCAGTCACTTAAATCCTCCAAAAGGTGGCGCTCCACATGAAGAGGGTGGTCAGGTTCAAGAGGTTCAGTTTACTGGATCACGTGCCCTTATGAGATTCTCCCAAGTTATTCTTGGTTTTGAAAGGAATAAGCAAGGTGAGGGTGATTGTAAAAATCTATCACAAATCAGATTGTTGAAAGAACGTAACTTTGGTCAAACAGGTGTTATACCAACTATATATAATCCTGTCACTGGCAGGTTGAGGCAACGAACTGATGATGAGTATGATCCTGAACATCCGTTTGAACTTCCTGGTTATGAATCAGAAAGTGATAGTGGTTATACACCTGATGGTGACTCATCAGCAAAACCTTTCTAAGGAGTGAATATGCGAATTGCTGTGACTGATATAGAAGCAAACGGTTTATTCGACACAGTGGATAAGTTTCACTGTGCTTGGATTATTGATCCACTATCAGGGGAGAGGAAAGGTTACAGACCTGACCAATTCTCTGACTACTGTGATGATTTGTCTAAGTATGATTTGGCAGTATTACACAACGGTATCGACTATGACTTTTCTGCAATAAAGAAACTTAATACGAAATTTAACCCTCCTCCAATTTTTGATACTTTAGTTCTATCTAGGATGTTAGAGCCTGATAGAATCCAAGGACACTCATTAGATTCTTGGGGTAAGGTTTTAGGTATTAATAAAATGGAGTACGGAAAAGATAACCCAGAACAATGGGAAGTCTTTGATGAGGAAATGTTTGTTTATTGTGAACGAGATGTTGAAGTTACCGAAAGGTTATATTTACATCTTTGTGAACTGGCTGGTTTTGATCCAAAAGACCCACCAAGAAGTCTATTCGATTACCATATGATCGAAGATATGTTTAAGTAGGATATCTGTAAGGGTATCCTATTATTAACACTAATATATTATGTTAACATTACTATAAAGGAATTTTTAATGTCATTATTATCTTCAAAACAAATCCATAAACTGATTGATGATGGAGTAATTGATGGTTTACATGAAAATGTAAATAGTTCATCTTTAGATATCAGAATTGGTAATAAAATTTTAATCGAAGCTCCTGAAGTAATAGAAGCTGTTACTACAACAGGTATGACTTTATACAAAGATACTATTCGATTAGCTCCAATTGACATGGATAATAAGAAGTCTCCAGAATTCAAAGAAGTTGAAATCCCAGAAGAGGGTTTGATTATTCACCCAGGTGATTTCTTCTTGGCACACACCATTGAAACTTTTAATTTACCGAATAATATTTCATGTGAGTTTAAGTTACGATCCTCTGTAGCTCGTTGTGGTTTACAACATATGCTAGCAGGTTGGTGTGATGCAGGGTGGCATGGAGCTCAACTAACAATGGAGTTCAAGAATGAACTAAAATACCATCGTTTACTGTTAAAGCCAAATATGAGAATTGGACAAATTGTCTTCTTTGAACATGAGCCAGTAGATGATGAAGATAGTTATGCAGTAAAAGGTAACTATAATGGTCAAAAAGGGGCTACAAAAGCTTTCACTGGGATTGGTCACACAACTGAATTAATTTAAAATAACCCCTTCGGGGGTTTTTATTGAGGGTATAACTTTGAAAAAACTTATTAAATTTTACAGCAATAATTGTTCTCCTTGTAAAGCTATGGCTCCTGTAGTTGAAGATGTATTGAAAGACACAGATATTAAACTTGAAGAAATAGCTATTGATTCTGAAGATGGTTTAAAGAAAGCTAGTGAACTAGGAATTCGAGCAGTTCCTACTTTCATCTTCACAGTGGATGGTTTAGCCAAGGGTATTAAATCTGGCGTAATGACACGAGATGAATTATCTAAATTCGTAGGTTTATAAAGATAAGGAGGCCAAGGATGGCACTTTTAGGTTATTTACATAGGGACATGTTAAATCGTGTACTAAAGTATGGTGATTATGTAGTCTGGAGTAATGGCAAATATAATCAAAAAATGAAAATTGGATCTGTCATTGATTCCACTCCTATGAAAGTAAGAATTAATGTTATCGATGAAAATCGAACAACACTAGCAAAACCCACTAATATGATTGTTATTACAGATCAGATTAGGGCTAACATTGAGGGAAATGTTGGTGTTAACATGGATTTAGAGGCAACCAGAAATAAGGAGATTAAATAATGGCTAGAGATATAATTCGTTCAAGACCATCACTAAGACGTGAATCCAATTCAAACTTCCTTCAAGAGTTTGTTGGTAATTGTACACTACTGCATGTCAAATCTAAAAATTATCACTGGAATGTAACTGGGCCTGAATTCCCTGGTTTACATGAAATGTTTGATGATTTGCAGAAACAAGCAATTCGATGTTCCGATGAAATCGCTGAACGTATGCGAGCTTTACAAATGTGTGTTGATGGAAGGGCAAGCAAATATATTGAAGATTCTTGGTTTGCAGAGGGTAAACATGACTCATCTGCTGGTGAGATGAAACAAGATTTGTTAAACTCTCTTGAGGCAATTTGTGAAAGAACTATTGCCTATTTGAATTCAGATGAAACAGATCCTATAACAAAAAGTTTGTTAGAAAACTGTTGTGCTGAACTAAGTAAATATGCATATTTTGTTAGATCTAGTATCTAAGGAGATCAAGATGGTTGTAGTAATTAAAAGAGATGGAAGTAATCAACCTTTTGATATCAACAAAATAGTAAATGCTATTCTATCTGCACAAGAGAAAATAGGTAAGTCTGATTTTGATCAAGCACTGCAAGTGTCTTTACAAGTACAGGATAAAGTGATTCATGATGAATCAATAACAATTCCTGAAATGCATGAAGTCGTAGAATATACTCTGATGGAGAATAATCTTTTTCCAGTAGCTAGAGAGTATATAGCTTACAGGTCTCACAGGGACACTCTAAGAGGGTTAGGAGGTCAGGATGCCTAGTAGTCCAAAGAAGTTTAAAAAGGTCTGCTGGCAATGTAATTCTGATTTTGAGTCTACTAAGAAAGTTACAAGATTTTGTAGTAAAAGTTGTGGTGCTAAGTATGTATCTACACACAGAAAAGAAACTGTGACATGTCCTTATTGTAACAAGACTGTTCAAAAACAATCTAACAATCAACGGATGTGTGGAAGTCAGCATTGCCACTCATTGGCACAGGTTGAAAGATCTTATAAGTATTTAAATGGTAATAAAGAGGCTTACATTTCACTTCTATTGAAAAAGAAAGATAGATCTGGATTAAGTCTAGATTATATTTTGAAACTATATGATGATCAAAAAGGAATGTGTGCTCTTAGTGGTAAAGAAATGACATTCATTAAAATACCAAATAGTGATAAAGTACACACTAATTTATCAATAGATAGAATTGATTCATCAAAGCCCTATGAAGAGGGCAACATACAGCTAGTTTGTGCCGTCACTAACGTGATGAAGACAACACTAACTATGAGTGAACTGTATGATTGGTGTAATTCAATTGTAAACTGCCTGAAGGGCTAAGGAGGTCATATGCCAAGTTCACCGGGCTATGTTTAGGTAAGGAACTATCAACAAGAGCGTTTGACAGCTATTAAACGTGGTGAAACGTCAGTTGGTAAGAAGTCCAAAGATGCGATGAGACACAGAGCTCGTAGAGCTGTTGAGAAATCAATTGGTCGTAAGCTTCCAACATCTGTACATGTTGATCATAAGAAGCCACTTAAAAATTCCGTTAGTGAGTCTCAGAACAAACTATCTAACTTAAGAACTATTGATGCCAGTAAGAATATGTCACATGGCGGTAAGATAGGATCTTCAAAGGGTAAAGCTTCTGGTGCTCGTAAAGCTAATAAGAGTAAACGGGAACGACTACCAACTTCTAAACCTAAGAAAAAATAAGGGAGGCTTCGGCTTCCCTTTCTTGTATCTAAGGGGTGATATTTTGAAAATTAATAAATTAATAGAAGCAGTAAAAATTAAAGAGAAAGAACTATTAGAAACTAAAGAGAATACTGAAAAGGTTTTTGATAGTGTAATATCTGATGAAAAATTACCTTTATTTTACAGATGGTGCTTCTTCATGACTCACTCTGAAGATGTGTTGGGTTTGGATGATGATATACTGTCTTATGATAAAAAATATCTACCTAATTTAGAGAGTGCATTTTATGGGGCAGAATATATTTTTAAAGATAATCTAAGTGATTTCTATATAGATTTAAATAACTTTAAAAATGGTAAAGATAAATCTAAAATCTTTAATAACTTTAATGTACTACCAATTACATTTGTAAACAGTATTCTCTATAGTGGATATTGTGGTTGTAGGATTGACTATAATGACTAGTAGAAAACTATCACTGCAAGAGCAGGAGTTGTTGAGATCTATTTTTGATATGATATTTGAAAACCATAATAGGTCAATAAAAGTTCTTGATAGGTTTAGAAATGTTAAGACCTTGTATCCAGAAATTAAAAAAGTATTAAATATTATACTATTTTATGAGGGTAGGGATATAAAAATTCAAGCTTTAGAATTTTATATCAAGGGGATTGAGAACCAAGGAATAAGGAATATTATACAGTCTTCACTTTTTAGTAAAAGGCATAAGTTATGTTTAAAAAGCACTTAATTTCACGTGGTTTTAATCCAGACGAATATCATTGCTGGTTTTCTGAAGATACATTAACTGTACCTTTGTATTGTCCAAACACTGGTAAATTCTTAGGTGAACAGTCATATAAACCAACAAGTAAAAGAAAGTACATTACCCACTCAACAACCTATGCATTCTGGGGATGGGAAACAGTACCAGAGGATTACAGTGGCATCTGTTTTATAACTGAATCTGTTTTTAAGGCGGTAGCACTTCAGAATGTTGGTTTTGTATCTATTGCAGCACTAGGAGTAAATCTCCCCAAAGGTGTTAAAGATTTATTACCCAACAAAAACTCTGTAAAGTATTTCCTAATTGGTGATAATGATGTTCAGGGTAAAAGAGAGTCTAAAAGGTTTAATGGTTTTGAACTTGTCAGTCCTATTGACTTAGATGAGATGACAGATAAAGATAAATTAGATTTTATCAGGAGTAATCTTGAGCACTTTAAGTAAAAAAGAGATTAATTTCTTAATAAAAGAAGCAAGAAAAGAAGTTAAGATTTATAAATTTCTAAATAATGGAGACGCTTTGTACTTAATGTTCAGGCACTTCTATCCAGATCTATCAGAAACTATTGAAAATGAAAGTGTTTTTGATGAGAATGATTTTAATAAACTTAAAAAGATGATGGTTAAAAATTATGTCAAATAATATTGTAAATCGTGTAAAACTTGGTGCCTTTGTTAGTATTGATTTAAATACTGTCGGATCTTATTATATTGAATATGATAAACTTATAATTAGATTTGATGGTAAAGGTATTATCGCCTTATCAAAGGATCAAGTATTTAAAAAAGATGTTGAAATTGCGTTTGCAACTTTAGATCACATGATGATGACACGAGAGGTTAGGTCTTAAATGAAAACTTTTACAGTGAGAATCCCTTTCTCTGGATATGTTAGAGGGTCTACCACTTTATCAATACAAGCAGAATCAAAAGAAGAAGCATTAGAAGAAGCAACAAGATGGAGATTCAGGGGAGAAGATGATATCACTCGTGATGATCGAGAGTTTGATTACGAAGATGCCACAGTCTCAGAATAACCATTTTAAAGATAAGGGAATATAATATGTCTAAATTAGTTACAATTTACAGTAGAGATTATACAACAGATGGTGATTATGTAGATACACAAATAATTACTGTTCTGGACAGCGAATTGCCAGATTACTTAGAGGCAATCTTATCAGGAGATAATCAAAAATATGGTACTATTGGTTATCGACTTTCTAAGGTCTTAGGGTTGACACAAACTCTACAGATAACTCGTAAGACTAATATTATGGTTCGTGATTATGTAAGTAATAAACTAATCAAATGGGGTCATTTATGTTAAGCAGTTTTAGATTTAAAAGATGTAAAAATTGCAATGAGATGAAATTAAAATCTACAAGTTTTAAAACAAGTGAGAACTCTCCAGATGGATATTTCCCATATTGTGATAAATGTGTAAATAGATTAAACTCTGACCAAGTGCAAAAATGCAAATACTATAGAAGTTAATATACTTAAAAACTACATACAAGTACGACTTAATGAGGCTGGATGCCTAAACTGTTAACTCAGGTGTACGACTTAGGAGAAGATAATGAATATTACATGTGATTGGAAAGAACCATTTCTCTTGGAACAAAAAGTTTCCTATATTATTAGTAATCAAGCAAAACATGGTTGTAACTTTGATGAAAGAAAGGCAAGGTGGTTCGTTCATGTTCTAACAGAAAAAATATTAAAAATAGATATTGAATTAATTCCAATGTTACCAGTTATGTTACATAAAGGTAGTACCTATAATGCACCTTTCAAAATGAATGGGAAGCCAAAAGCTTTTGTTCAAAGATATATGGACAATCACAATTTATCAGAGGACATCATTGGTGGGCCTTTCTCTGGTGTATGGTTTACACCTTTTGATCCATCTAAATCCGCAAGGGTTAAATCTGTAATGTTGGATCTTGGTTGGATACCAACTGAGTGGAACACTAAAAGAAAAGATTTTAATCCATGGAAATATAAAAATAAATTAAACAGTTGTTCTTACAGAACGTTTCTTAGAGATCATTGTACTTACGAAGAAGCTAAGTATTATGATGAAGAGGTTATGTCATTTATTGATGCAAACTTTAGGGGTAAGTCAAAAAACTATATGAGAGCTATTTTATATGCTCTTGGTTTTGATATGAGACGTACACCTACTTTTGATCAAATAAAGAAAAAACTACTGTTAACAACTGATTGGCCTACTTCTCCTAAGATAACAGAAGACTCTTTTGATTCTCTGGATGAAGAGGATTCAAGAGCTCTAACATTACTTAAAGAACGTATGGTTTGGTCTCACAGAAGATCTCTTATTATTGGACTGATTGAGAACGTCAGATCTGATGGTAAACTCTCTGGAGAAGCTAACCCATGTGCAACACCAACAGCAAGGATGAGACATAAGATTATCGTTAATATTCCAGCTGCTGGTGCTCCTTTTGGTGAAGAATGTCGTAGCTTATTCATTGGTAATAGAAGAGATGGTGCATCCGATCATGTTGTTAAAAAACTAACTGATGAGATGGTTAAAACTGGAAAATTCAAACGTGTAGGATATACAAACTACTACGTGGAGTTTGATAGTAAAAAGAACAAATGGGATGATGAATTACATAAATGTTCTGTATTGGTTAGGAAAAACCATGATGCATTCGTAGGTGGAGATGGTGCTGGTCTGGAATTAAGGATGTTAACACATTACTTAATTGCCGTATCTAAAATGTTATTAGAAGAAGCTAAAGAGTCTGGTAACAAAGATAAGATAATTTATTATCAAAAAGCACTTGATTCAGCACTTGAGTACAGAGAAGTATTACTAACAGGCGATATTCATAGTCATAACCAGCGTCTTGCAGGTCTACCTACACGTAAATCAGCTAAAACGTTTATCTACGCATTCTTATATGGAGCAGGTGATGCCAACCTAGGTGGTCAATTAGGTGGAGGCAAAGAAGAGGGTGCAAAACTGAGAGAAACCTTCCTCAGAGAGTGTCCTTGTATTCCTGTTCTAATTGATTGGGTTCAAGATTTCGCTAAAGCTAATGGTTATGTTCCAGCAATTGATGGTAGGAAGTTAATTATGAGACGTGACTCTAACGGTAACGTGATGGCTCACAAAGCTCTAAATACTTTACTACAGGCAGCTGGTTCTATCACAATGAAAGTTGCTATGTGTTTCTTACATGGTTGGAATGAGCGTGATAATTTAGATGCTAATCAAGTTATCATGATGCACGATGAGTTCCAGTTCACAGTTAAATGGGAAGATGTTGATCAGTTAAGGAAAAACATTGACTCTTGTGTAGCAAGGGCTGGTATTTATCTAAATATGGAATGTCCACTAGCATCTGACTCTATGTTAGGTGGGAGTTGGTTAGATACTCACTAATAGGATATAAAAAATGGTCTGCTCACAATGTAAAAATGAGATGGATTTGGTTTGTGGTAAATATGGAAGTTTTTATAAATGTACATTCAATCATAGACACAAGACAATCCAAGTAAAATACTCTGTCTCGGAGAAGAAGGTTTATATTGATGGGCAGACCATTATGATGAAAGTTGTATCTAATATTACAGATGAGATTAGTTTAAATAATAGGGCTAATTATGAATAAAAATAACAGTGAAGTTGATTATATTATAGATTCATATAATAACAGGATTAGAAGAGAGTCAAAAAAGAGACTCAAATCTGATTTTAGTGGGCAATTCAATAAGATGTTATCAACTGGTCTTATTGATGATGAGCCATTCATAAGATACCATCATGACTCACTAGGTAGTAGTAACACAGACAGCCACTCTAACAATTATGATAGTGGATCAAGTGATAGTGGAGGTTCATGTGATTAGATATATTGTTGTACGTGTTGATGATCCATTTACACTTTGTACATTTAACAACAAACACTCTATTGAATTATTCCCGACAGCCTTCTCAGCACTCTCATTTATAAATTCTGAAGTAAGGGATTGTGATAAGTCTGAATTCGAGGTCAGAGAGCTTGACTTACGTGGTAAGATTGGAGATTCATTTGGTGGTGTTGTATGATTAAATTCACTGATAAAGAAATTGAAACTATTAAAGAACTTGTTCTAGATCTCGGTATTGAAAATGAAGAAAAAGAACATAGGAAATATAGTACTTTTTATTATTACACATACTATACTTTCGAAGAAAAAGATAGAGAGTATTTTGAGAATAACCAAGAACTTTTGGATAAGATAATAGGTCTGACTTTCCATATAAATGGATTGTGGGATGATTCCTACGGGCTTGACGAACTATCCATTGATATTAATAGAAGTGTTGGAAGTAAAAATCCAGATTATAATACTTTATTAGATATTATAAATAATAGTAAAGAATCTTTCTCAGATGAGGTGTTTAATAAAATAATCGGTAATCTTTATTTAATAGTACCTGAGAATATTTATATGACAACAGATATACCTTTTGAGGTTGTAAAATGAAATCTGTAAAAATTGCAGTAGATTATGATAATACTTATACACTTGATCGTGATAAATGGAAAGAACTAATTTTCCTAATGAAATTATTTGGATGGGATGTCAGGATTTTCACTTACAGGTTCCCAGATGGAAATGAACACGACCTAGAACCTGATTTAAGAGAACTTGATATAGAAGTAATATATTGCTCAGGAAAACAGAAAGCACACATAGCAGAGGCAATTGGATGGGTTCCTGACGTATGGATGGATGATAGCCCAGAGACTATTGTTTCTTATAAAGATTTATGTGGTTTTAAACTCGGTTGCGAAGCTAATAATGAAGATTCAGAGTTCTCTGACAAAACCGGAAAGTATAAATATTATGAGGATTTTAAGATTAGTGGTAAATACTAAGGATTGAGTTATGGGAGATCCAAATATATGGTTCCTAGTTGGAGCTGGAGCTACAGCAGTGTTTTTTCTTTTTGATTTATTCTTTGGAGATTAATATGAAAGTTTGGTGGGAAGTAGAATCTAGAGTAAGAAATATTCCTAATTTAAAAATTGATGCATTTTCTACAGCCTCAGTTATAAGACGACCTACTCGTAAAGAGGCTAGATCAGCTATGTATATCCTGAAAAGGAATGCATTTTTTGATGTGGTGCAGATGTACAAAGTTACTGTTCTTGAGGAAAATGGAGATGAGTTTAAAATCCTAAGAGAACGTAAACGGTAAGTAAAGATATTAGTTACCACTATAATATCTTATAACTTATAGGAGGTATTATGTCTAACGTAAAACTAAGTAACACTGGGAAAGAAAGATTATCCTCTGTTAATGAAAAACTTCAAAGGGTTGTTTTGAAATCATTTGAATACATGCCATTTGATATCACTATAACAGAGGGTATAAGGACTATAGAAAAGCAAAGGGAATATGTTAATAAAGGAGTCTCATGGACTATGAACTCAAAACATATAACTGGTAATGCTATTGATATGGTTCCTTATCCAATTGATTGGAAAGACAGAGCTAGGTTTGAAAAAATGGCTATTGCTATGTTTAAAGCTTCTGAGGAATTAGATATTCCAATTAGATGGGGTGGTACATGGTCAAATAAAGTAGATGGTTGGATTTATAACAAGAGACTTGACATGCCACATTTTGAACTTATTTAAAATACAGCCTCTTTTATAGAGGCTTTTTATTTGGAATTAATATATGTTCAAGGATGATCTGACAAAGTTTAAAAACATACCACATTCATATTGCTTTTACAATTCTGATGGTTTTATTTTTTCCAAAGTGAAACCTTCTCCTTTTTCAAATGTCAAATGTGAAATGAATGCAGTATGTATGGAAAATGGATATTTATATAATTTTGATGAAGATGAAGAAGTATACATCATCAAGAATTCTACTATAAAAAATCCATAAAAACTATAAATAATTATTGCACATAATATATAAGGTATTATATGGCAAGGAAATCTACAGATATTGATAACTCTGATATTATAAACCTTTTCAATATGATGGGTATAGAAGAATATTATGATTGTCCTAAATGGATAAGGAATTGTATAGAATCCTCCTCTAGAATTGGACATAGTAATCCTTCCTCTTTTACTGCTATCTTTTATTGTTTATTTACACTTCCAAGAATTAATTTTAATTCAATACAGAAGTTTGTTAATGGAAAATCAGAAGTAGTACATGGAAGAGTTTACAGTGACAGGCATGTATATGCTTTTATGAACAGGGTATTATCATGTAGAAGTAGTATAGATTATCATTATTGGAAATCTTTTGGTGGTTGTTTAAACGATCATAGAAACGTATTTGATGATAATGATAAGAGTTTCAGGTATTTTGATGGACTAACTTTAAGTGAAATATTTACTAATAAAGCTGTAAGTATTCATGAAAAAGTTAGCTAATATATAATGTAAACGAGGAAACCCTCACTTTGAGATATGTTTCCTTACGAGCTTAATTTAATGAGGTAATATAATATGAGTACAGCAATTCCTTCTAATTCAGTATCTAAAAAATCTTTCACTGTTTATGATGTTGTTCCTGATGGTGATTATCCTGCACGTATTGTTCGTTTTATTGGACTAGGTGTTCAAAAACAACAACCATACAAAGGTGAAGAAAAATCTCCTGCATTCAAATGCTCTTTAGCTTATGAGTTAATTGATGTTGATGCAACAGGTCGTGAGTACCAAGGAGAGGATGACAAAGAAGGCAAGCCAATTGATCCACGCCCATCATGCCAATTCCAAGATATGTTCTTATTCCCTGGAGCAAAACGAGGGAATGTTTATGATTTATGTCGTTGTGTTGACCCATCAATCCAAGAAGTTCCTCGCACTTTAGAGTGGTTTATGGACAAACTTGGTGAGATTGTTAATGTCCGAGTAGGTCACTATATCAATAAACGTGGTGAAAAACGTAATAAAGTTGTTTCTGTCTCTTCTATTCCTAACATGTTCCGTAAACAAGTTGGTGAAGCACGTTGTGAGATGGTAGCATTCAACCCGTATGTTGATACACCAGAAATGATGCAAGCTTATTCTAAGGTTTATAAATTCCAACGTGATTTATTAGCAGAAGCGTTTGATGCTAAGAACATCCCATTTGCTGGTAAAGAACCTATTAACGATGATGACCAGAAACCAACTGGTGATAACAATAATAAACCATCTATGTCAAAACCATCAGCTGATAATGAACCATCTATGGATTTTGATGATGATGTACCGTTCTAATAGTTTATAACCTTGGTGCCCCTTTTATAGGGGCTTTTATCTCACATCAAATAAAAGGAATTTATGATGGCGAAGAGGGTTATAGCTCCAGAACCAAAGAAAAAAGGTAGATACTCTTTTGAAGAACTTTATACAGAGTATTGGAAACCACTTAGAGATCAGTTCTATTTCACTGAAAGGGATTTCCATTTAGCTGAAGACTTAGCTCAAGAAACATTGCTAAGAGTTTGGTTATACTGGGATAGGATTCAGTGGGATAAATTAACAGGTGCTATTGGTACTATTGCTAATAATGTCCGTTATGGGTATGTTAGGAAAGAGTTTGATAGACCTGATAAAGAAATATATGACAATATACTGGACTTTGAAAGTCATGATGATGGTATAACAGATCCTATTAGAGATATTTTAAATGATGAATCATCTAAGTTTATTCAAATGGCCTTTAATAGACTAAAAGATGATGATAAAGAACTGTTTACAGATATTTATTTAAGGAACACAGATACCAAGGAAGTGGCTAAGAAGCACGGTATTACTTTAAACTTTGTGTATGTCAGACTGCATCGTATTAGAAATTCTCTTGTTTCTACTTTAGAGCGTTATGATATATCTTTTGATGCGGAGTAATGATATGGAAATTATTACAGATGGAAAACTATATAAAGTTGTATTACCAAAGTATTCACAAGAATATTTAGTGATAAATAAAGAAAGGGATTTTGTTGAACACCGAACTTCTAGACTTTCAGAGGCAGTCACTAGTTTTGAGGCTTTTGAAAGTATTGTAAGTAAGATGGAAGAAGATGGGTTGTTCAAAAAGGATTAAGAATGAAAGCTCTTATTGACGCAGATATAATTCGTTATCAGATTGGATCAGTTCAGATAAGACACCCCTATTTAGAAAAAGAATTTATACCAGCTCCAGTTGAAGAGATACACATTTTGGTTGATGATCTTATAGATGAGATTCTTAGAGATACTGAATCGGATGAATTTGTGTGTGGATTCACTGGTAATGGTAATTTCCGATTTGAGATAGCTAAACAAGTTCCTTATAAAGGTAACAGGGGTTCTGTAGAGAAACCATACCACTATAATACAGTTGGTGATTATATAATGAGAAAATACCCAAGTATTGTTGTAGTTGGTGCTGAAGCTGATGATTGGATGGGTATAGAACAAAGAGCAGATATGGAAAACACAGTAATCTGTTCTAGAGATAAAGATTTAAAAACTGTTATGGGTTGGCACTATAGATTTGCTTGTGGTGAGAGACAACCTAAACAGATGCCACACTGGATAAGTGAATATGAAGCACGAAGATTCTTCTTTCAACAAATGTTAACGGGTGATAATACTGATAACATCATGGGTTGTGGTAAAAGAGAAGAAGTAATGTGGGGTGGTAAGTTACAACTACGAAGAAAGGGTATTGGTGAGAAAACAGCCATAAAACTTCTTGAGAACTGTTTCACAGTTAAAGATATGTTTGACGTAGTTGAAGAAGAGTACAAAAAGAGATTTAACGAAGAACATGAATCCTATGAAGATATTATGCTAGAAAATGCTAGATTACTTTATATTGGACAATATGAAGATGATCTATTTTCTTGGGATTGGATAAATTATGAAGCTAATAAGGAATTAAATAATGATCAAATTATTCGAAATGACACGTACGGGAACAAACGAATCCTTCCTGATGAATCTAAATCAAATCACGAAAGTGGAAGTTGCTCGGAATCAAACACCGGAATCTGTACACCTATTCCTTGCTTCGGGTGATGTAGAATTAGTACCTTTGGTTGATTTTAACAGTGCTATTAAAGCATCTGGATCTGAGATTCAAACGATTGTACAACCTGATACTTTCAATGAAATTGATGAAAGTGACATTGAAGATATTACAGATTTGGATATGGAAAAAGAAATCGTTCCAGAGAGTGACATTGATGAACCATTAACAGATAATCAGGTTGGTGAAGAAAAAGAAGAACCATCAGTAGAGCAGATTGCAAATGTAATCGCATATATGATGAAGAATAAAGCATTTAACTAATTAACAAAGGGCGTGGTTTTCTACGCCTTTTATTTTACCTAAAATAGATATAAGGATATCTTCATGTTCAAAGAACTTTTCTCATTAGACAAGAATGGTAACTTTAAGCACTGGACAATTTCTGTAAATGGCGATACCATAACTGTTGGTCATGGCAGGTTGGGTGGTAAAATGGTTTATAGGGATACTATATGTAAACCTAAGAACGTAGGTAGATCTAATGAAACAACCCCAGAAGAACAAGCTTTGCTTGAGGCAGAGAGTAAAATCAATAAACAAATTGACAAATGTTACCGATGGACAAAAGAAGAAGCAAAGAAAGTCGGTCAATTATTACCTATGCTTGCTCAAAACTTTTTACAAAACGAACATAGGATTAAATTTCCATGTTATGTTAGCACTAAGCTTGATGGTGTTCGTTGTATTGCAAGTATTCACTTGGTTGATAAAGAGTATACAGTAAAACTAACAAGCCGCGGTGGTAAGGATTATGAATGCCCAGACCACATTAAACGTGATCTAGTTGAATTATATATAAAAACAAATATTGATAAATTTGATGGTGAATTGTACATACACGGTATGCCATTACAAAATATTGTGTCATGCGTCAAGAAACACAATTCAGATACACTCTCTTTAGAGTTTCACATTTTTGACATTCCAGTGGAAGATATTAAATGGGAACAAAGATTTAATGGCATGTTAAAGAAAGTACAAGAGAGTTGTAAAAGACTTGGATCTATAAAAGTAGTTGATAACATTCTTGTAAATGATAAAGAAAGCGCATCATTTCTATTGGACACATTTATGAAGAAAGGCTATGAAGGGTTGATATTAAGGAATACAGATGGTTTGTATACTTTTAATAATAGATCATCTGACTTACAAAAATGGAAGATAATGAAAGATGCTGAAGCTCTAGTTCTAAGTGTCTCTGAAGATAAAAATGGAGAAGGGGTTTTATCGTGTGAAATGCCTGATTCTAAAAAAATCTTTAAATGTAAAATGAAGGGTACACATGAGGAGAGATTAGTAGATAACCAGAAAGACCTAATTGGAAAATGGATTACATATTCATACCAAACATTAACCGAAGAAGGGTTGCCTCAGTTTCCTGTAGGATTGTATGTACGTGATTGTGATAAAAATGGAGAACCAACAGAATGATTATTTATTTTAGTTTTTGCTTAATTACAGCATTTATACTGTCTATTGCACTTTATCATGAGAGAAATAAATTAACATTTGAAAAATACCCATGGAATGAAATTGTTCTTGGTTCTTCTATTATTAGTTTATCTTGGCCTTTGTTTTGGTCTTTTGTTATTTATAAAAGAATTAAGAAATTATTTAAGGGTAAATAATGAGTATTTATAATGAATTAGATCGTATAGTAAAAACAACTGAAAATATGGATAGGGAAGTTATTCCAGATTTCGTTATCTCTAGATTAAAACATTTAATACGAATGAATAGAGTCCAAGAGGGTTCTTGTCCTGTGTGCGGTATTAAAGGTTTACATGTTTGCCCAGGAGCTAAATATTATGGAAGAGGTGATACTAAGTATACTAAACATTCTCCACTCGATATTAGTGATATTATTATCGATAATACAACCTTTTCACTGGATAATTTAAGGAATAAGTAATGAAAAAAGTTTACATTGCAGGTCACTGTTTAACAGTTGGTTCACAATTACAAAGGAATCAAGAAAAAGAAATGATTCACCAACTTGGTCATGAACTTTATAATCCTATGGACAATAAAGAAATCAATGATAAAAAGAATGCGGTACAGGATGGTTTAGCAGAGCGTATTGTTAAACATGATACTAATGCAATAATGTGGGCGGATACAATTCTCATTGAACCACTACCAGAGGCTCTAGGTACACATGTTGAGCTGGGTCAGATTAAAGGTATGAAAGATTTATCACTATTAATTGATATTGTTTTAAAAGATGATGAAATTGATAGTGATCACAAGTTAAGAATCATTAAGAAATTAACTGATAATGTACTAGATAAAGAAGTGATCGCACACTACGGTGACATTAGACGTGTCAAAGGTATAACAGAATCAGAAGATAGACGTTCATTAGGAATTAACCAGTATGTATATGGTACTGTTTTACAATTAACTAATGGAAAAGGTTTCACTGAACAAGAAGATTTACGTGAAGCTGTTGGTACAGCAGAACCTTTCTAATCCAAGGAGCTATATGGTAAAACATCTAAAATCAATTTGGGGCTTCATTGCCCCTTCACTTATACTAGGAGCTTGTGTTGTTTCAGGAGCAAGTTTACTAACAACTATAACTTCTTTAGTTGGTGTATTATTCGTAATAGGTGTAGCATTTAGGATTCCATCTTGTAATCTACTAGGTTTTATATTATGTATTTTACTAGGATATATGTCTTATGAAGCTGGTTTCATAATAAATATGATAGTGAATACTTTCATACTTGCACCATTACAGATTATAGCTTATTTCCAATGGAAAGGTAAAGACTTAATTGGAAAAACAATCACTGATAATATAAACAAATATCACTTGATAATATTCTCAACCTTAGCTATCATATATACAAATATAATGCTTTATACTGGGTCTACAATGCCAGTTCATGACGTTCTTAGTGGTGCATTGATAATAACATCAACACTACTTTTAATGGCTGACACAAAGAAACAGTGGTACTATTGGATACCTTGTAATACTATAGAAGTTATTATGTGGTTTACAGCTGCATCTTTAGTTCCTGAAGTATTGGCAATAGCAGTTATGCGTGTAGTATTTTTAGTGAACAGTTTTATTGGTTGGTTTGAATGGAGAAATAAATGATCTCTAACAGTTTAGAAATAAACAACCTCTTTATAGAGCTAAAAGGTTTACAAGAAGAAGTAATAAAACTAAAAACACTAATATCATGTAAAGATGATTACATAAGCAGATTAGAGTATTTTGCTATCAACCAGATAGGTGTTGATAATATCAAGAAAATTTTAGTTTCTAAAAAGCTAGATAAACCAATAAGAGATCGTGTTGGTGATTACGTTGAAGAGATAAGATATATAGAAATCTTACTATAATCAATAATGGAGAGATAAATAATGAAAGTTATTATTGCAGGAAGCAGAGATTTAAAATTTTCACAACTAAGTAAAATGTTTAATCTTGTAAACAAAGATCATAATATACTTAAAAATACAACAGAAATTGTATCGGGAAATGCTAGAGGTGCAGATCGTTTTGGAGAGCTTTTAGCAGAAGAAAATGAAATAAAATTAACTATATTTAAACCAGATTGGGATCAATATGGTAAGAGTGCTGGCTATATTAGAAATGCAGAAATGGGAAAATACGCTGATATGGGTGTGATTTTATGGGATGGTATTTCTAAAGGAAGTCTTCATATGTATAATTACCTGGTTAGGAATGAAATCCCAGTAATTTTAGTCACTATAAAAGAAGATTCTACAAAAACAAACATTGATGTTGATTCAACTTATCTTTAATTAAAGAGGAAATCATGGAAGAATTCTTAAATAAAATTAAAGGGATTTTAAATGGAAGTGCAGATAAGACGTTACTACACAATAATGCAAATAAGCCATCAGAGAGGTTTCCAACACAAAGGGATATGATGGCTGGAGAGGTTTCAAAACTTCTTCTAAAAGATCTATTACCAAAAGAGATATGGGAAGCACATAATAGTGGTGCTATTCATTTTCATGACACAGACTACTCTGCTCAAGGCTTTACTAATTGTTGCTTAGTTGATTTAAAAGGTATGTTAGACAATGGAACAGTTATTGGTAATGCAGAGATCGAGACACCAAAGTCAATAAGTACAGCTGTTGCTGTAACTGCTCAAATCATAGCACAAGTATCTAGTCATCAATATGGTGGTACATCTATCGATAGATTAGACGAAGTACTTGCTCCATATGTTCGTAAAACGTACGACAAATGGTTTTCTTTATTAAAACGTGTGTTAGACAACAATGAAGCTAAAGCTGCTGTAGTTGCCACACAGTTAACAGAAAAGGCGGTCTATGATGCGATGCAAAGTCTTGAGTACGAGGTTAATACACTTTTTAATTCAAATGGTCAATCTCCTTTTGTTACTTTTGGTTTTGGTCTTGGCGACTCTTGGGAGTCTCGCTTAGTTCAGAAATCAATATTAGAAGTTAGGATGAAGGGGTTAGGTGCTAGTCGAAGAACAGCAATATTTCCCAAACTTGTGTTTGTTCTTAAAGAAGGTTTAAATTTAAAACCTGATGATCCTAATTATGACATAAAACAACTAGCTATGAAGTGTACTTCTGAGAGGATTTATCCAGATTACATCTCATATGAAGAAGTTGTTAAGGTCACTGGTGATTATAAGGTGTCTATGGGTTGTAGATCTTTCTTATCTGCAATTGATAGTGGTGAAACTTCTGGCAGAAACAATTTAGGTGTTGTAAGCATTAATCTTCCAAGAATAGCGATGGAAGCGAACAGTAGAGGTGAGTTCTTTCATATATTAAAGGAACGTATTGATCTTTCATTCAAAGCCTTAGATTGGCGTATAGAGCACTTAAAACAGGTACAAGCAAAATCAGCTCCAATCCTATATATGCATGGTGCTTTTGGTTTGAGATTAAAACCAGAAGAGTATGTATTTGACCATTTTATTAATAGATCTTCAATTTCAGTTGGCTATATTGGATGCCATGAGATGTTACAAGCTTGGTTTGGTAAAGATGTTGATACAATGCATAAAGATTGTATTGATTTTGTTAAAGATGTATTAAATTTCATGAAAGATGAGATAGATAAGAAAAAAGCAGAATCTGGAATTGGTTTTAGCCTCTATGCAACACCTTCAGAATCACTTTGTGACAGATTTAATAGATTGGACAAAGAAAAATTCAGCAGGGATTTTGAATGGTTGTTTGAAAAAGGTTATTATACAAATAGTCACCATCTTAGTGTAGATCGTAAAGTATCACCGGATGTTAAGTTTGATTACGAAAGCAATTTTACCCCCATTGCTAGTGGTGGTTGTATTTCATATGTAGAATTACCAGATATGAAAAAATTCCCAAAAGCTCTAGAGTATGTTATTGATTATGCACACTCTAAGGTACATTATTTTGGTATAAACACACCAATTGATACATGTAGTGCATGTGGTTACATGGGAGAGTCTCTGGCAACAGAAGACGGGTTCAAATGCCCACATTGTGGCAATACAGATCCAAACTCCTTAGAAGTAACAAGAAGGGTTTGTGGTTATCTGGGAAACCCAGGAACCAGGCCTTTCAATCCAGGAAAACAGAACGAAGTAATGGGAAGAGTTAAACATGGAAATCTCAATAAATAGTAAATTTAGGTCTATAAACAGAAAAACATTAGTCCAAGTTGTTGATTTTGCCAAAATGGGAAACGACTGTACCATGGATTTAATTATTTATATTAATTTAGAGGTGTCCTATGACGGGCACCCTATTGGTACAAAATGGGCAATGAATCGTAGTTTATTTGAGAAGAAATTCACTGATAAAACTTCGGTGATTCCTTCATATACATATGGAGGTGTAATGCCTTTATGATTAGAAAATATTTATGTAGAAAAGGTGAGCCAACTTATGGATTTGACAAGGATTTTGCAAAAGTTGTATATGACTCCTGTAAAATATTCCAACATAGAGATTTTGACGAGTATTTCTTTAATTTATGTGGAACAATTGTTTACACAGACAGGTGGGAGTATGTTGTAACAGAGGATGGGAAAATAACAGCTTCTATGGCATTTCACAGAGAGTTTGACATGCATGTAGGTGATTGTCTATCTGTATTAGTAGCACTGTCTACAGGTGATTCTAGGCTGTTTGGTGGCTATAAATGGTTATACCAAGTGGCTAAAGAATTGAAAATACCTTTTATTTGCATAACCAGGGAAACAAAGCCTTTTAATTATGAAATGGTTTATAAGAGGGTAAAAATATGATATCCTTAATCTTATTATTTTTAATACTTTATTTATTTTATGCAGCAAGCAGGAGATGATTATGTCAGGTGAGAAAAGAACAGCATTAAACACTATGGTTGGTGGTAGCCATTACAAAGTCGATGGCATTCAACCTATTGAATTTTTCCATAAGAACCCACAATTGGATTGGAACCAGATGAACATGATAAAATACTCCTTTAGGCATAAGACTAAGAATGGCCTTCAAGATTTACTTAAAGTAGTACATTATGCAATGATTGAAGCTGAACAAGTGTATGAAAAAGGTGAAGAATTTGAACAAATGATTAAGGGGTTATTCGGTGAAAAAGGTTAAAAGTGGTTATGAATGCCAATGCAAGATTTGTAAAAAGATATTCTTAATAAAAGACCCTCTTACTGAGGGTTTTAATTTCTGTAAAGATTGTGGTGAAGCTCTAATGAGAAAATACAAGCCAGAAATTGAAAAAGAATTTGAGAACTTACCATTCTGAGGATGTTTTATGTCACAAGATTATTTATACGAAAGCACAACACCTGTAAACATAAGAGATTTATGGCAGACACCAAGATCAATTTTTAATTATATGAAATATGAATTAGGTTATAATTTTACACTAGATGCTGCAGCAAGTAATCTAAACCACCTGTGCCCACATTATTTCACTGTAAATGATAACTCTCTAGAACAAGATTGGTCTTCTAGTATAAATGTTAATGAAGAATCTGTATGGTTAAACCCTCCCTACTCTGATATAAGACCTTGGGTTGAAAAAGCTCATGAGGAATCAACTAAAGGTGTTACTACTGTGATGCTAGTGCCTGCTGATACTTCAGTCGGTTGGTTTAATAGGGCATTAGAATTAAATGTATCAGAGGTTATGTTTGTAGTTGGCGGAAGAATATCATTTGTCAGGGCTGATACACAAGTCCCTGTGAATGGGAACAACAAAGGTAGTATGTTTCTTATATTTTCACCTAATGAAGAACCAACAAAATTCACAACAGTTAATAGAGATGTTATGATACACTTAGGAAGTGATGAATAATTATACAAATTGTATGAAAAAACTACAAATAATTATTGCACATAATATAAAGGTAATAATACTCTTCTTTTTGTAAAACCTTACACTTTTTCTATTTAATTCTACACTGTAAGTAAAATAACTTATAAATACTAATATATGTAGATACCCTGTTATTTATCCTATTTATAAAGGAAAAGATTTATGAATACTAAAGATTATCCAATTTTTGATGATGCTTTACAATATGATTTAGATGAAGTTGAAAACACACTTTTCTCAGAGTATGACGAAGATGATACAGAGTCTAAATGGTTCCGTTTATCAGAGTCCAATAAGGAAAGGAAAATTAAGAATAAACAATTCAATTTCAAAAACAACCCTTGGTGTGGATTGAAAGAATAAGAACAAGACTAACCTCGCCTAGTGCGGGGTTTTTAGTTTATAAGGAGAACAAAATTGGCTTTTAAGAAGAGGTATTTTAAAAAGAAAGAAAATATACTGAAAGGTACACCATATGACTCTATGCTTGAAAAGAATCTGCATGAAACAAAATTATCTAATGCCAGATTCCACTGTAAAGATGATAAGATTTCTTATGAAGTACCACATACATATGAACCAGATTTTGTAATAGAGAAGAATGGTATCACATACTTCATAGAAACCAAAGGCAGATTCCGAGATAGTACAGAGGCTAGAAAATATTTATTTATTAGAGATTTTTTACCAGAGAATTCAGAATTAGTTTTTATTTGGGAAAGAGATGGTACAGTTTTTCCATTTGCAAAGAAAAGGAAAGATGGAACTAAAGCTACTCACCAAGAATGGGCTGACAAGCAAGGTTTTAGACACTGGGTTCAAGATCAATTTAATGAGGAACTCTTATGATAAACTTCAAACTTGCTTTTATTTCTATACTAGTTATATCAGGGATAGTGACGTCTTTTTGTGTCACTTACAATGTGGGGTATTTGAGAGGTTACGATAAATCTGAGTTATCCCATTCTCAAAATGAAAATAAAGCTCTAAGAAGTGTTATAGATGATAACATAAAAGTGCAGGGTCTTATAGAGGACATGCATAATGATTATCTTAAATTATATAAACTTAAAGAGAAGGAAAAAGAAGTAGTAATTAGAGAGGTGATAAAATATGCTCAAAACCCAAATAGTCGTTCTGAGTCTATTGATTCTGAGTGGTTGCGCATCTACAACTCCAGTATTAAAGACGGAACCCCTTCCGGTGATTCCAAAAGATCTGTTGATACCCCCTGATCCCCCTACTACTGTGACGGGTAAAACTAATCACGAAATATTGGATGGTATTGTATCAAATAATTTAAAACTAATGGGCAGTTATGATAAATTATTACAATTACAAAAAATCATAATAAAACTACAGAAAGAGAAAAGGCTCCAATAAAGGAGCCTATTTTTTATTTAATATTAGGTGAATCAATACCTGCTTCTCCTGGGTTGATGTTTTTCTCCTTCAACTTACGGATCTCAGAATTAATCCTACCCTCAGTATAATGAACATAATGCTTAGTGGATTCATCACCAAATACAGCTGCTCTTAATTTCTGGTAAAGTGTACCATAATAAGGAGCGATACTTGGTTTGTCCTCACTAAGTTTCTTGTTTATCATATTCCTATCCTCAACTGACACCCATAACTCTGGATTATCAGTCAATTCTTTGCGCTTCAATGCATTCTCAAGAGCTTTTAAGGTAGCATTAGTAGCTTTGGCTTCTTGTGTCTTACCAGACCCTCTCAATGCATCTGACACGCCTTCTAACGTTGCTTTATATGCTATGAACCTAGGATCATTGACATTTTCTAATGTAGCTGGCATGTCTTCAACAACACGATTTGTTCTTTCCATCACATCTGAAGAAGGAACATCTTCCAACATCTTCTTAACTTCATTGGTAATTTTATCATGCATTTTAGATGTGTCAACATTGACATTATCAATATCTGATTTAGAAATACTTTCTAGTTTGGAAATAGAATCAGTAGCATCTTTGAGTACTTCATTAGATTTATCCAACTCCTTCCTAAGATCCTGAATCTCCTTATTCAGTGATTCAATTTCAGTATCCCTCTTCTCATATCTCTGAGCTAATCTTTCAGCATCCTTTTTCCTACTGTCAATCTTGTTGTTTAGATTAGACTGGGCTGAATCTTTTAACCCCTGAGCTCTTTTAAGACTAGAAAGTGTTTCTTTATATCTAGCCAACTCAACTGGTTGATCAGTCATAGGTTTTGATAATGCCTCTTCATAAGCTTTGGTTTGAGCATCGATATGGTCATGAATCTTATTAATAACAGATCTCTCTTGAGCCTCTGTAAGTGCTTTACCTTTCCCACTAAGACTACGTGTAGCCCTTTCAATAATATTCTTGACATCTTTATCAGAACCCATACCTAACCTATCAGCATACTCTCTTAAATCATTCTTACTATCACGTAAAGTCCTGGTTATAGTTTTTATTTCACCAGATTTAAGATTAGATAAATCTTTTTCTTTACTTTTCAAAGATTCAGATGTTTTAAGAGCTTCCGCTTTAGCAGCTTCAGAGTTTTCTTTCATAATCCTCTTAGAGTAGTCTAGTATGTGAGAAGGTTTTATATCCCCATCAAGCTCACCCTTAGCCCTACTAATAGCTTCAGATATAACAGAATCTTCAATACCCTTAGCCCTAAGTGTATCAGTTACAGCTTTCTCAAACTCCTCTTTCTTGGACTCTTCAATCTTACGAATCTCTTCATCAGAAAGTTTCTTAATGTTTTCAACATCTTTAGAAGCTTGTTCAGCTACTTTAGCCTTGTGCTCATCCATTAAGAGTTTAAGATTTTGAGCAGGGGTTCTTCCGCCTTCTGTAAGTTTTGAAACACCACCCATGTCTAAAATTATCTGACCAATCTCATTTTTAGTAACATTATTTCTAAAATCATTAGCATAGTTAGTAACAGCTTGTTCGATTTTCTTTTTCAAATCAATCTGTTTAACACGCTCAGTCTGTAGTTTTATATTACTATCCTTAACCTTAACTTGATTTAATTCTGAAATCTTCTCATTTAAAGGTTTCATAGCTAATTCAAAAGCCTTGGTTTTAGGTTCAGTTGGTTCAGACTCTTTAACATCTTCTTTAGGCTTATCAGATTCTTTCTGTTTAGGTTCTTCTTTAACACGTTGTTCAGGTTTAGAAGCTAAGTCTTTTGAATCAACAGAAGATTTCTTTTTAGGTTCAACATCTTCAACAGGTGTATCTTCTTTTTTACTCTCTTCTTTCTTAGGTTGTTCAACCTCTTTAGAATCTTCTTTAACCCTTCTTTCCGGTTTAGAAGCTAAATCTTTGGAATCCACAGTTGATTTAGGAGATTCTTTAATCTCTTCTTTAGGTTCTTCAACTTTCTTCTCCCTTCTCTTAGGTTTACTAGCAAATTCACTAATGTCTGCTTTGGTAACACCGTCAATTAATTCTTGAGCTGTAAACACATCATCAGCTAATCTACCAGTTTTATGACCATCATCAATAAGATCTGCTTTATCAGCAGGTTGTTTACTATCTTCAGGTACTACAGAATCTTCTTTAGGTTTACGGTTCCTCTGGCTTCTCATATAATCACTGGCTAAGTTAGGATCACTTGTACCAGATCTTTCTTTAAGAATAGATTCAGGGATCGTAGGGCCTTCTAATGGAAATTCTGTTTCTGGTTGTTTACCATAACGATTTGTCATCTCTGCAACAAAAGTTAAGTCCTCTTTCGAAGGCTTGGAATTATCAGAAGAAATCTTATCCATAATCTTAGAAAACTTCTCAGCATCTGCTTTAGGCATTGCTTCTATAAACTCCCTAAGCTGTTGCTCTGGGGTCTTAACTTGTTCCTGACTAGTTGTACCTTTTTCACTAGAAGATGGCTCTTGTGCTGTTTCAGGGCCTTTAGAAGCCGGCTCTACAGGAGGTAAATCATCAGTTATCTTAGGTGAGGTTGAATCTTTTACAGAGTAACCCATATCTGCTAAATCTTCTGCTGCTTTACTAGCACCACCATCAAGATCACCTCTTTCCAAAGGTTCATTTCTAATTACACTAGAGTCGTTAGATCTCTGAGCTACTTCTTCTGACCACTTACGCATTGATTCTTCTGCACGACTGGTTGCCTTCTTGTATTGTCTCTCACGATGTCCACCACTCATAATCTTCTTAACCATACCACCGATAGTTTTAACAGGAGGTAATCCAGCAGTTAAAAGACCAGCATCAATAACAGCATCAACAGGTGATATATCAAGAGTTTTAGAAGATTCTTTAGAAACATCAGGCTTACCTTCACGAACACTTGGATAGGCTTGGCTAGCAGCTTTATGTACAAAGTTTAAGGTACTGATAATATCAACTGGATTAAAAGATCCAGGTTTTCCATCCAATCCTTTCATATTACCCAATTCACCAGCTTCATTCAGAGATCTCATTAAGGAGATAGATACGTCCCTAAGTTCATCTTTTGTTGGGATTGTACTTTCTCTGTACAAATTATTAGCTAGTTTGTTTAATCGTTCCATTGAGTTACGAGCAGTTTTTAATGAAGTAACAGGGCCTCCAGTGAGGGTACTGTTTTCAGCTATCAATCTATCTAAGTGAGATAACCCCTCTTTTATAGGTGACATAACTTCATTAACACTTTTATTATAAGCTTCTTGAATACCCTTTAACTGGCCTTGTGGACTTAATCCTGATTTAAGTGTACTTCTACGAGGAACTAGTCTATGTAAGGCAGATCCAGCTCTTTCTATATCAGTTCTGCTATAACCTTGGAGTTCAGCTAAGTTGTGAAGACCTTCACTCCCATAACCTGTTCCAAATTCAATATCTAACCCCTTTGCAGTTAATGGCATTCCATTATTTAACAGTGTATCATAAGCATTTGAAATAGCTGATGGTGAACCATTTTCTAATGAGTTATTAACCATCCCTTCAATGTGATTAAAAGCTTCCTGACTATAAGCAGGAGTTTCCATTAACTCTTCATTAAAGTGACGAGAAAGGTTGTCATATTCAACAGCAGTTCTTGAAACATCCTCTGGAATATTAAACCCGTCATCTTTTAACCTTGTCTGTCTATCGATAGAAGTTGTACCAGATTCATTAGGTTGAACACCTAAACCCTGGTTAGCACCTGTTAATCTATTGAACCCCATTGAACCACCATGGATTGTACCACCTGCTAAACCACCCATAGCCATAGATTCACCTAGGTTTTGATCCCAAGGACGACCTGATGCTAAGTTCATTAATGTATTAGCACCACCTGCTGACACAGCACCCTGACCAGTCATTGTGCCAACTTCACCAGCAACTCTACGAACAGGTGTAGATAATTGTTTTGCTATATTAAGACCTTTACCAGCAACACCCATTGTAGCCATATCAAAAGCAGCTGCACCAGCACCAGCTTCTGCTGCATCACCCCAGTTATAATCACCTTGGGTTTCTAATTGAGCTGCTAGTGTGTCTGCTGTAGTCAATCCACCCATCATTGCAGCACCTGCTGCTGGGTTTCTTGTAATAGCTGTAGCTGCCATCACTGGAGCTATATCAACAGCACCAGCTGCAAGATGCCCAATAGTACTAAGTTTTGAGGCTTCTTCAGCATAAGCTTTATTAGCTAATTCTGCTTTTCTACGTTGATAACGTGATTGATTCTCACCACTAGTTAATGAAGCCAGTGTATTTTGGAATCTACGATCTAGAGAAGAAGAAATTGTTTTACCAATACTTGAATCTTCAGTTCCAGTAAAGAAACCTGGCTGATTCTGTTGTACAGGAACATTTTGATATTCTGGTGACATACTGTCAATTGTTGAATATGGATCTTGACTCATGTAACTTTTGTCTTTTTGTGAATCTTGATTCTGAAGTTGAATTTGATGATTTTGTATGTAATTATTAATATCAGCATCAGTTGATCCATCTGGAAACTCATACTTAAAACCATTGTATTCTGCTTTTACAGACATATTATCTCCTAAAAGGGAGCAAAGAGCTCCCTAGTTATTAACGACTAATCTTAACTTGACTTGGATCAAAACTGTGATACTGTGTTGGAGCAGCTGTAGCATATTGTGGAGTACCATAAGACACTTCACTAGCTTTAAGATGCTGACCTGTTTCAGCCATAGATCTAGCCATTTGATCTAATCTTGATGTAACTTGCTCATTCTTAGCAAGAGCATTTCTGATTTGAGTAGGTGTCATATCAACACTAATCTTAACAAAGTTCTTAGCTGCGTTTTCCATCTCTTTAGCAAAGATCCTGTTACCACCTGCTTCTAAGTACAAGTTGGCGTTACCTAGGTTAGTAAGTTTGTTGTTATAGTGATCAATCTTAGAGTTAAGATTAACACCTCTACTGTCACCAAACATATCAGAGGCACCACGAGCAACTTTACGGTCAACAGTAGAACCAACTAATTCTAAATCAGGATCATTAAGCAAATCTTTACCAGCAGCAATTGTTTCAGCCCTCTGTGCAGCTACTGCTTGTGACTGGATTAGCTCGCCCCTAAGTTTGAACTCAGTCATCGACATCTTGTTCTGAGCTGCTTCTTGTCTTAGGGCTAACATGGCACGCTGGTTAGCAGCATTTTGAGACAACTGTTGTCTTTGAAGATTTAATCCTTCAAGTTTCAACCCTCTATCAAATTGATCTTGTTCAAGTTTATACTGCCTCATCTCAGGGCTATTAGCATATTGTAAGTTATCTAACTGGGCTAAACTTGTTTCCATTTGGATTTGTTTCATTCGTTTTTCTTCTGGTTTAGTTAATACCTTACTATCACCAGTTCTTACCCATTGCTCAATCTCAGTGGCATCGAAACCTTGAGCTGCTAAATCTTGAGCCCAGATACCCCTTTTCTCTTCACCATAAGTGTTCATAAAGAGGTTAGATGCAGCATTAAATGAAGTTGCTAAATCATTACCGCTTAGTAGATTTAAACCAAAAGAAACTAATCCAGCACTGAAAGAGTGAGAGTTATACCACTCAGGTATTTTATTCTGATCAAAAGAAACTGCTTTACCATATTCTGAAAAAGCTTTCTTCTCTACTTGTTTAGGATCAGGTGGCTTAGGAAGAGTTGGCTGACTAACAGAGCCAGTACTTGTACCAACACCAGAAATAATATTCTTATTCATGGTAGCCAGTGTACCAGAAGGGGAAACTGATGGATCACCAATTGGTTCTGCACCCTCTCTGAGTTGTTCTTCAGTTCGTTCGAGACCTAAAGCCTGATTAGTATCCATAGATGGGTTTTTGTTATCCATCATTTGATATATTTGTTGAGCTGGTAAATACTCACCTGTCTCTCTAAAATATTGATCTTCAACTTCGCTATCTACGTAAGCATCTGCAGCCATTCCAATTGCTCCCTTAATCGGTGCTAAGAAAGGTGCTGTAGCATAGGATAAGAAGCTATCATCACCAGAAGAAGAACCACCCCTATTCATTAGAGCCCCTTCTATTTGCCTAGCTTGTGGTGTCTTGGCATCAACATTAGGATTTTTCTCAGCCATTAATCTTATGTAAGTATCTCTGTCAATACCCTGCTTAAATTCTGGGGTAGATTTAAAACCCACACCGGTTCCATATGGAATATCACTGTCAGCAGGAGCTGGTATATTATCAAACTGATTACCCCAGTAATCTTGTTGGAACTTAGTAACTGCCATCTTGACCTCCCATCATTTCTTCTGGAACATCAAGACCTTCTTGTGGTGCTTGTTCTTCTTGACCTAAAGCTCCCAGAAGTGCTAACATCTGTTGTTCAGTTTCTTGTTGTTCTTTTTGTTTTTTAATCTTAGGCAACTCTCTCATATACTGTTGATTGCTATCTTCTATAAAAGACTTAATTCTTTGTTCAGCGATTGGTTGAGGCATAAAACCTTGTTCAACCTGTGCTCTTAGTGCAGAAGCTAAATCAACTAATTCATTAAACATTCCACCAAAATGTTCATCATTATCTTGGAAGTTTTTTACATTCTGATAAAAGAATGAATCTTGGTAAGAATTATCTTCTTCTGGCTGACCTTCATTAAGGCCTTTTGCCAGTATGTTTCCTTTATTTTCTTGAGGACGATGAAGAGGTAAAGAAGGGGATTCTTGGATTCCCCTATTTGGATTGTTCTCCATTTCTAATTCTTTCATTCGTTCCAAGTAAGTATTAGTGGCCATCTAATTCTCCTTGTTATTTATAACTAGTAGGGTTCATATAAAGCTCCCCATATGCTCTAGTTAGTAGTGGATTTTCGTAAATCTTACGGTCAAAGTTAAAACCAGTTCTAACCCCACCACCAGAAACAGGCATACCAGCGGGTGCTTTCTGCTCATTCGGTACAACAGATTGTAGTGTTTTCATTAGTAATTCATAATTAAAAGGTTTACCAGACTCTTCAGCTTCTTTTGGAAGATTACCAAAACCTTCAGGTGAAACAGATTGCATACCAGGCCCAGCATTAGCTGCTGCCTCTGCACCAGATCTTTGTAACATAGCAGGTGTGAATTTGGAAGCCCCACCAGTACTCAGAGGATTACCAACCCCAGCATTACCAGCGTTTAAAATAGCGTTAGTAGCACCCAAACCTTGACTTTGACCAGCTGCATAAGCTGCTTGTGGTGAGGCAAAAGAAGCCGCAGGAGCCATTGAGGCGGCTTGGGTACTAGAAGCTGTACCAGCATTCAAAAGACCTGGAAAAGCTGTTGTAGGAGCTCCTGAGCCAACACTAGGCCCCAAGTAGGCACTCATTCCTGTACCACCAACTGTAGAAGCACCAGTACCTCCAGCCCCTGCCGAACCACCCAATAAAGCAGGCCCACCTAAAGTAGCTGCTATAACAGCCGCCGCTGTTTCATTAGGATGATCACCAACCCAACCTCTAACACCCATACTATTTAATAACTTACTATTAGCTCTTTCTGAATCACCAGGAAGGTGTTTAATATTTCCTAAAGCACCTTTGGTGTCCCCTTTAAACAAATCCTTTGTAGCATCTACAGCACTGTTAACGGGAACCATAGCAGAATCCCATAGACTTCCTAAAAAATTAGCCATTGTAACCCCTTATAAAGTTTTATTCATATTTAAAACACCAGATTGGTTGAAAAGATTTGGACTTTGTACAGAACCAAACATGTTTTGTTGATTTGGAAGTTGAATAGTGGCTTGAGGTTGCATAGAACCTAGTTTACCTTGCATCATCTCCATCATTTGTTTGAATTTTTTCATCAGTTCTTCTTCATCTTCATTTTCATCAAATAAAGATCCGCCCATATATGCATGAATCCTATCTCTTTGAGATGGCATACCACCTCCACCAGATCCTCCAAAACTTGGGGCATTATATCCAGCACCGGTTGATCCAATCATATTTGGGCCACTCATACCACCCATAGCTGCATTACCAAGAGCACCATTTAATATTAGTTCACCACGAGATGTAGGATTAACCCCCACAGAAGAGGGGGCAATCGCTGTACTAATACCTGCTCCAGTAATAGAACTTGAACCTGAGTTTGTTGTGTCTCTATTACCAGCCATAGTGTCTCCTTATTTCTTTTTCTTGCTGTTAGTTGGTTTTACACCAGCTTTATCATAATCAACCATCAGTGCTCCGGATTTAGAATCAGTCTTAGAACTTCCAGGTTTCTCTTTTTCAACTTGTTGAGCTAGTACACCAGAGGCTTTACCTTTCATACCCCTCTCTTTACCTTTCTCATTCCACTCCCAATCGTACTTAGATACACCACCTTTGGTTTTACCTTTCTTCTTGACTTTTTTCTTCATAGAAGCATCAGACCACCAACCAAAACCACCTTGTCCACCCATACCAGCAATAGTGGCACCCATACCTAGAGCAGTATTTAAACCACCCATCATACCACCGCCACCACCTTGTGAAACAGTACCTTGAGTATGAGATGTACCACCCATCCCACCAATAGCACCTGTCATACCTAAATATTTAGATAAATTATCCCAGCCAGCATTGGCATTACCCATTTGGTTAAACCAATTATTAGCGGCTTGTTGATCTTGTCTACTTTGATCAATACCAGCTGCATTTAATTTATTACCAAGCATTTGTTGATATAGATTACCACTGGTTGCACCAAGACCAGATTGACCCATACCTAATTGTCCAAGCCCTTGTGAAGCAGAAAGGTTAGTACCCTGATTACCCTGTAAAGTGGCTAGGGATTGATTATATGCGTTCTGACGAGCTGCATTCTCAATCTCTGCACCACCTCTAGCCATTGCTTCATTTGCTTTACCAGCCATAACACCTTGGGTAACACCAGCCCTAGAAGATCCCATATTACCAGTAGCACCAGCTTGTTGGTTTAATCCGTGGACTTGTCCTTCATATTGCTTATTGATATCCTTAGCTAGTTGATCTTTCTGAGAATCAACTAGTTTATTATCATATAACTGTGAAGCAAGTCCAGTAATATCTTCACCAGAGATACCACCTTGCGCTAGTTGACCTAAATTCTTGGATGCCTGATCTGTGTCTCTCATACCAGAATCTGTCATTTGATCCAGTTTACCAGCAACATCACCAAGTTTACCAGACTCTGCCATGCTAGACAATGCATCTCGCATATCTTGTGACAAATCAGGTAACTCTCTATCAAACCAATTCCCATCTAACCCACCAGTCTTCTCAAACTGCTCTTGAGCGAGTTTTAAAATATCTTTTAGTTGCCCCTGGGCTGGAGCCCAAGGACTAGATTCAGTTGTAGAATTAGTTTTGCTTTCATTCTTATTCTTACCCATTACAAATCTCCTTTCTTATTAAAGATTATATTTGGAAAAGCCCTTTCCTCTTTATAGAAAGGATTAGATTCCATTTCTTTTATTAAATCTGATGACTCTTTTTCTAGTTTATTAAAAACAGATGATTCCGGCATATTAACCCTAATTGAAACAAACCTTCCATTTGGTATATCACAAGGATCTCCATCTTTATAGCCACGTTTTAGGTTACGAGCGAAAGGAGGAACATCCTTATGCTCTCTGTGGTAAGTTTTTAATATTATAGATCCATCATGTTCAACTTCATAATCAATCCAGATCATTGGAAGTTTATTATTATCTATAGGGATTTCAAAACCACCACTACTCCCACCCCATGATTTATCTGAGTTTAAACCAAGTACTTCAGATATCTTGTAAACACCCGTAGAAATTCTTTCAACTTTAGCCCCATATGACTCTTCATTAGTGGAAAAAGATCCATCACTGAAAATGTCTAATATAGGAGAGGCTTTTTTCAGGAAACCATTTGTATCTGGTTTTGCATTTGCAGTAGTCCACACTTCCCAAGTACCAAACCAGTTACCAGCATCTTTAGTACTGAACAGGAACCTATTCCCCCTACCCCATATAGAAAACACATAATCATCATTTGATACATGGGTAGATGCCATACCCATAAACATCACATTGTAAGGTTCAATATCTTGAGACTGATAAAAACCATTTCTATTAATATTTTGCTTTCTAACAGTATTTGGTGTAATATTTGTTAAAACTTCCCCACCATTAACTATACATCCATCAGAATCTAATACAAGAGAACCACCACCACCAGTGGTTAATGCTATGTTAGTATTATTCCCCATAGACCCAACTCTCCACCTCTGAGAGCCGTCATACTTCTGTACTTCTATATAAGCTGCCTGTCCATCAAGAGTGGGTTTAAATGTCATTAATCTATTTGCTAATGGGTTAATACCACTAGATATCAGGTGATCTCTACTTCCAGACGCAGGTCTTGGTATATATAACTGACCATCAAACTGTCCGGAATAACTATATTGGAAAAAACCTAAATCCTTACCACCACCTGCTTTTGGAGGATACATGTTTAGATAATCAACCCCATCTTTTGTAGCTGAAATTGGGTTTGCACCTATTCTATGGTTTTGTGCAACAAGACTGCCATCAAGTTTTTGTAAACCTCCAGCATTTAAAACCATATAGTTATACCAAGGACTCCAAGTATTTCTATCCCTTACCCTAGCAGCTAAAGATTTAGCATCTGCACCAAACTGATATTGGATAACTGTACCACTACCATCCCCACCTTGTCTTACACCAGTCCATAAAGGTGAGTATTTGTCATAATAATTTGTAGCATTAGTACCTCCACCTGAATAAAAACCATTGAAAGTTGCTTCATTAGCATTTAATGGGTAAGGAGGGGCTATACCAGCAGATGTAGGTGATGCCCCTAAACCAAAATCACCAGGAACCATTAATTTACCAGTATCTGTAGGTAATTGGTTTCTTATCCATTTACCGTCACCAATTCGGCTAACTATCTGAGGTATTTTGTCCTGAACCATCAAACTTGCAGTTGCTCCATCCCCAGTTACATTAACCTCACCACCAGTGCTTTTAAAATATCCACTAGTAATTAAACTTCCAGTCATAGTGTCACCGGTTTTATCAACCTTACCATCTATACGGTTACCAATCTTCTCATCAATCTTACCGAGTTCTGTGTCAACCTTTACTTCAGTATCTTCGATTGTTTTGTCAATCTTTTTCTGACTCTCAGTAAGCATTGTGTCGATCTTACCAGTACCAGATGTGATTGCTTCATTGATTTCTTTATCAGCTTTGTCAACTGCTTGGTTAATCTTATTAGTACCATCAGTAACAACATTATTCACATCTGTTTGGGCTTTGTCAACCATGTCATTTACTTTCTTCTCAGAATTTTGTAGTAATTCTTGCATTTCTTTCTCATTCTGAGCTACTTGTTCCATGATAGCTTGTAAAGTATAAACTTCTTTTTTGGTTCCATCAGGAAGTGTTATAATTATTTTCTTATCCATTGATGTGAACCATTTGGTCATCTCTGTTTCAAACTGAACTAAACCCCTAGTCATACCCAATAACTTATTAGCAGTATCAGAGATAGAATCAACCATTGTGATCATAATAACAATTTCACCATCTTTAACATCTGAGATAGAGTCAAAAGAAAGTATTAATGTTTCATTATCTACAACTTCCTTAATAGAGTTTACATATACATTATCACCTGTTTTAACTTGAACAATTTGACCGACACCAACATTAAATATAGGATTAAGGAAATAAGTATCCTTACCTTTTAGTACAGGTGACCCTTTTGTTAAAGAGGCTGTACCTTCTTTATAAATCATTGACATTTAATATCTCCTTAAAAGAGGGAACAAGTCCCTCATAAAATTAATAATCACTTATTTTAATATATTTCTGATTTGTAGTATAAATGACTTGATTTGGGCCACCAGAACCTCTACCCATTTGGTGTATAGTTAATTGTATTTTATCTTTAACACCGACTGTAGCTAGTTGTAAGAAATCAACACCACCAACACTCCCATTTGGCCTGTACCAAAGACCAATAGGTTCTATAATTGTTGCACAATTAAAATCTACTTTTAATTCAGGACTTGATGGCGATATAGTTCCTATGGTTTCATATTCAATCAAATTTAAACCAGTACCAGATTCTGAAAAAACATAACAATAAATATCAGATCCTGGAACACCCTTTAAAAACCACTCGTCTCCAGATTTCTCCAACCTTGGCATATTTTCTCTAGAAAAGTCAGCTTTCATATAAACTTTTGGTTTATTACCAAAAACACCAGTAGATATTGAAGTAGACCCAACAAAATTTATGACTTTTAATAATTTCATAACCATACCCCCTAATCATAATCACGAACATCTATACATAGGTGCAATCTATTGTAAATTTCCTGAAAAGCCTGACCCTGGTTTCTAGATACTTGTAATAAGAATAACCTTATTTCATTTCCATGACCTATTGATTTAACTTGGAAAATATCGATACCACCAACACTCCCATTAGGACGACCATGCATCCCATTAACTCTCTCTAAAACAGCACAAGGAAAACCAACATCAACAGAGGTTAAACCATTTGTTGCACTTACTTCTCTATCAATTGTTTTTATATTTAATAAACTAGTACCAGATCTCTGAACAACCTCACCTTTATTATTATAGATTTCGACACCCCACTTATCTTTACTTACTAGGGAACTTTTTAAAAACAAATAACAATCTACTACACTATTATTAGATACACCTGAAATTCTCCAAGTATTACTTTCCCATATCAAAAATGGCATAGATTGATCTCCAGATATATGTCTATTAAAAAGAAGGGGTGGATTATTTTTATCTGACCACCCAGTATTAGTGGTTCCACTAACTCTTATTTTCTTAAAGAAAGACATTGTACTATATTGGAGAAGTGAAACAGGTGTTCCACTTTCTAAAGAAATTATCCCGTATTTAGACATTTTTAGAAATCCCCATGATTATTGCGTTATATGGAGAAGACCATTGATCATACCCAAAGGTAACAACACTCCCATTAACAGATATCAATGATCCATATCTTGAGTTATTTATAAATGGGTAAATAGTAACATCATCACCAATGTCACTATATGTTTTTGAGAATTTCTTATCAACATATAAATAGTCGATAATATAAGTAGTATTTATTGAAGACACTAGTTTGCCGTTCTGTAAAGTTTGTAATCCCCATTTCATAAATCACCCCAAGTATCCTATTTTAACAACAAGTCTGTTATTTTCATCATAAACTAAAATTTGATTATTTGATATTGACATTCTGCCACCAGTAGTACCAGACTTCACATCAAGTGTACCTCTAAAAGTTGCATCATTCATTTCAGCATTACCAGTTTTGGCATCAAACCTAAACCCTGATTTACCAGAAACGAAATTTTGAGATTTAAACTCAGTCACAACCTCAGCACTATCTATTAATGCTGATCTTATATATGTCTTACCACCTTTGATCTCAAAAGCTGTTTGAAATGTTCCATTGGATGGGTTTCTGACTTTGAACTTATCAGCGTCAAAAATAACACCTGAATGCATAACACCACCAGACACAGAAGCTTCAATTCTCATACCAGCAGATGTTACTTTACCATTCCATTTAATACCAGCATTTACTTCATATGTAGCAGAACCTGTTCCTGAGTGATCAAACTGTGTAACAGCTTTTGTGTTAATCTTAGCTTCCTGTTCATTGAACTTTGCATTCATCTTTGTTTCCATAGAAGCTATGGCTTGTTTATTATCTGCACCAGTTTTTGCGTTCGTCTTAATATTAGCTTCAGCAGTGTTGACCCTACCTTCTATAGTGTCTACTCTGCCATTAACATTACTTATTTTTCCATCTGCATCTTTTTTGTTTGATGATACTGTTTGATTGGTAGAATTTATACTATTATTTACTGATGTAAACTTAGAACTCATTTCAGTACTCATTTCTGAAATGGCTTTAGTGTTATCAGCAGATGTTTTCTGTACAGTTTTGATATTAGCTTCTGCTGTAACCATACGCCCATCTAGTCCGGCTAACTTACCATCAGCATCTTTTTTGTTACCATCAACCACCTTACTTAGTGAGTCATATTTACTATTCATGTTAGTTTCAACACTAGCTACAGACTCTTCTAACGTTGCTATTGCTTCTTTAGTTGTTTCGATAGATGCCATGATATCATTATTAATAGTCTCAACGGCTGCATCCAACTTCTCATTAGTTCTTGCAATAGCTTGTTCATGATCAGTGATAACAATATCTTGTCTGGAAATATGAGCAGACATCCTTGCATTATCATTCTGGATAGAGATTGTTTCTGCATCTAATTGTAATGTAGCTTCTGCTAAGGCTCTTTGTGCATTTGAGATAACCCTGTTAATGTGTCTTAATGAACCAAGCATCTCATTATATTGGGCAGTTAATTTAAAAGATAACTCTGAGTTAGCCTCTTCTAAATTACCTAATCTTTTTATTGTAACTTCGATGGTTGATTTAATCTTATTCAACTCATCCATAACCTCACCAGCATCAAAATCTAGATTAAGATCAATCATGTTGAACTTTTCTGATACTTTCAAGAGAGCTTGAGAAATATCCTCAAACTCCCTATCAAGATCCATCTTCAATCTGTTTTCATCTAGAAACTGAGGCTTATAGAAACGATAAGGTTGTCTTATTCTGTTCCTAGCATCAGTAGTAGCCATTATCTATTACCCTCCTTGAAGTACTCTATATCAAATCCAGTGAAATCCCATTCTCCTTCAGAAAAATTCTGTATCTTTATTGCAGGATAACGAAAATTATTAAAGCAATCAACTTTCCAATCCTCACCAATAACAAAATCCTGAACCTCAGTCCAAATAGGAGCTTTATATGGGTTATCCGATCCACCAACAAAGAACCTAGCTGTTCCTTCACCAGTCATTTGTGGATAGATAGATCTCCACCATTTATAGAATGATATGTCTTGTTCTTGTTCATCAAAATCTAAAGATAATCTTTCAACTTCACAAACTACTGGATACTTACTTAAGTATTTAGGATCTGTTTTCTTTATTGTTTCATCTGATTTAAAATCTTCCCAATATTTTTTATGATTCCATCGATAGAAGAAGAAACCAGTATCAAGTGTATAGAAACAATTATCATCAGAAGCCGCATACATATATAACTTATTAAAAGTCTTAGAATAAGGTTCCCAAGTTTCTTCAGAGTGAGATTCACCATCCCAAGTGTCATCACAACCCTCTGGAACTGGTTCACCTTCTGTACCACACATTGTGTCCCATCTACGATTATCAACATCAGGAGGGACACCAAGACCTATATCATAGATGTCTGGTATATCATAGAAAGACCAAGTATCATACTCCCAAGACCAAACTGCAGCTCTATTACATGCATAGTTATCTAAACCATCTGGATTTGTAGAACCAGGTCTGACATATGTTACCCATATCTCTTTTCTAGTTGGGTAGCTATATACCTTTGTTGCATTTGGATTTACAGAAGATATCTCTTGTATTAATTTATCTTTTACCCTACCAGTAACAATAGATTTTCTTGTAGAGCCATTATGTACGAAAATATCGTCTTCACTGATAACGAAATGCTTACCTTCAAACTCAACGCAACAACCATCAGATAAAATACCAGAATCAGAGAATATCTTTCTGAAATTGAAAACCAAAGCACCACCAACATAGTCCATTAAGAATGTGTCCCTATTCGTATATATTACGAATGAATCTCGAAGAGGAGCACCATCAATAATATAAGAAAGAGAATCAGATAAATCGTTAAAACCACCGTCATGATCTTCACTATCCTCCCACCAGTTCTGAGGTAACTCATCAACGAATGCAATATCAGACCATCTTACACGTTGAGCATATTCAACACCATTCTCAATCATACCTAAACAAATTAAGTAGTTTTTATAAGCTCTAATCCTGTTAGTTTTCCAGTTAACAGTAACATCACTATCTTTCTTTGGTTTACCCCACCCAGGAATTGTATCAAACCTGTCAGTAAATGGTGTTATCCCCTGTGGATCTTCAAACTTAGTGCTCATAACTATAGTGTTTGATAAAATAGAATAACTCCAAGGGGTAGTTGGACTACTATTATAATCAACTGTACCTTTGTCATGATCATCTGGATCAATCCACCTACTTATATCTTCATGAACACCACCCTCAGTTCTGTATAATTTGCCCTTTGTAGTAAAAGGATCCCCTGTTCCATAAATCATTTCAGATTTCATAGGTCTTTGAACAACAGCCAATGGTTTAACATTAGGCATACCTTCCATTATAGTTGGGTTGTTACCACCTATCTTCTGGACTCTATTAGCTTGGAACCTAACATTATTAGCATTAGACCAAGTATCAGGGGATAAGTCAAATGGGGGTATATCAGATATAACCCCCTTATTACCAACCCCTCTTAAATGAAAAATAGCCATCATTACTCCTTATGAAATTCGTCTCCACATGAACACAGTTATATAAGGTTGGATTACATTATGAGCTTCTCCGCTTCCTGTTTTTTCCATCTCATACTTAATATTCATTTCATGCTTATGTCTACCATCTGAGGTTGTCTTATAATAATTAGATCTACCATTCGGTTTAGATTGAGCATCATAACCAAAATGTTCATCATTATATAACTCATTACCCCAGACTAACTGGTCATCCCCTCCAAAACCGTGATAGTGATCACCCGCTTCTTTCATTTCAACTGAAAACTCTGTCTTATGGTTATGTGGTGGTAATTCTTTCTCTGTAAGTTTGTGCATATACTCACCACCTTTAACAAGGGGTTTATCAAACTTACGGACATTAGTTCCATCATTACCAGTACCAACTCCCATTAGTACTCTTCCTTCGCCAAAAGGTTCCCACTTACCAAAACCAAGTGAATCTTTTGGATTCAAGTCAGAAACTGTAATATAAATAGAATCTACAGGATAAGCTTTATCAAGTATGACACCAGAAGTAGTTAACCAGTTAACATTAACAGCGTCATATAAACCATCACTTCCTTTTCTTGGATCTGGAATACCGGTTACAATGTTTTGATTTGTTGAAACACCTTGTGGATTAAAATTTATAGTTTTCTTTTTACCAGTCAATGATAAACTAGAAGTCACCTTCAGTGTAGTTTCATCAACCTCCAACTTCTTATCTAAATCGTTTAACTTATCAGAGGTAATAGACAGAAAACTATTAAACTTAGGAAAAGTATTTTGAATAATACGTTTAATAAGTCTAATGTGATCATCACCTTCTTTTAATAAGTCATTCTTTCTAGGGTAAGAAGGTTCTAGCTGTGTTATAAATTGTGCTACTGTCTCAACAGCCATTATTACCTCCTTAAATCATTAACTATTTCAGATAAGGTTTTAACAACCTCTTCCTGAACCGCTTGTGTTTTATCTATCCTAGTTAGTAAGTCCTGAGAAGTCTTAACTATAGTAGATAGCTCTATTTGATTTTGTTTTAGGATCTGTACGTCAACATAAGTATTTATACATAAACCTAAAGCAGCCATGGAAATAGTACCAGCTAGTGTTGAAATAACATTCCTTGCGATTTCCCCCATTTTAATACCCCTTTAAAATAACAGTACAATTTATAATAGTTCTCTAGAGACTTAAAACTTACGTAAGAATTGTAATCATACATAACTATTAACACTATAGGGATAGTTTACATTTAAAATGTGGTTAAGTATAAAAACAAACCCCACATTAAGTGGGGAATAGTTTATTGTTCTGGAAAACCCTCTGGAAAATCTTCATCCAATTTGTCTAGGAACTCCTGAAGTTTCTGTAGGAACTGATCATACTTAAACAAGAAGTCAGAATACTTAACATTAAAATCATCATACTTTTTACTGAACGAATCTAACTGTGGTTGTAAATTAGATATGGTTTGATTTAATAACGCAATTTTCATATCAACTTCATCTATCTTAGAATTAAACACAGTTTCAATATCAGATATGTTTTTAGAAATATCTTGGCAAACTTGTGCATCGTCACTTGCTGATTTAGCGGCTTTTTGTGACTCAAGAACCCATACCATCATATCGGTAACACCAGTTAAATCAGTTGAAGTCCATCCAAACTGACCAACATTAGGTATACCTGATTTATTCAATTCATAATCTTGTAACTCATCCATAATTATTCTCCAAAGTAAGGTACAACAAGAGCAGAACCAGACCACTCAGCATCATCAAGTTGTGATTTAAGTGAATCAGAAGCTTCCTGTGCTTTAGCCATCCAATATTGTTCCTGTTCATTATCTCTTAACCAAATAGAAGCATGTCTTAAGGATAAGTATAACATTACATCAGGTGCAATAAGTAATGAATAAGGTTGATCTTCATCATCTTTCATCTCTGGAATATCTTGATAATAGATAAGTTGAATAATATCGCCATCAACAGGGGTTGGTGTAAAGTGCAGTATACTTCCAATCCTAGTAAAGAAATAACTCTTTGTACTAGTTGACCCTGATTGGTTAGAAAGAGCTATAGCATCATCTTTATCAACTGAGTGCTCATTCTTAGAATTCTTGGAACTAACACTTTTTGTCATCCTCATAAACGTCTCAACATCAGATCTGTTATAGGGTTGACCGTTCACCATGATGTGTTTTATCTTTAACAAATTCTTTGGAATTATTAGTGTACCATTACCTTCTTCTACTTTATATTCCAGATTAGCTTCATAATATGGCATAGGGACTAATCTTGTAAATTGTTTTTCTGCAAAGTTTATAAACATTGGAATATTGTCTAATGTGGCATTATCCCTACGATTAAGCCATAGCTTTACAGAATCTTTCAAATCTTTATAATTCTTAATAAATTGCATAAATCCTCCTGAGATTAATTTACACTATTCTCCGTGTTTCTTTTTATATTCTTCTTCTATTTTACTCAATATTTTGTTATCAATATCTGTTGGTGTTATATTAACAAACCAATTCATGAACTTAAAGAAGATCCACCTAACCATAGGTTCTCCAAAAAGAACAATCATAAGATTAGAGAAGAACAATGTTATACCTTTTATAATTAATCCCCACATAACTACTCTCCTTTATAAGGCATTTCCTCCCACCAGAAATCTTTCATATCACTCATTGGGATGTTCTTCATATCTGGTTGGTTTATGTATTGTGAAAAATTATCTAAAACTCTTTTCCTAAAAGCCCTAGGATAACCAAACCTACGAAGATTATCATTAGCGTTCTTTTCATTTAATGAGAAAGCCACTATAGATTTTACCCTATTGCATTTGTGATTAGAAGCCCAAAACTTTTGAGCCTCTTCTGTCTCAATTGGGTAGTTTAGTTTGAACATAAGATACCCCTTATATTTTGATCAAAAAAAAACCGATAAACCCTTTCGAGCTTATCGGCATTTATCAGAAAGAGTATTTCAAATTACTCTGTATCTGGTTTACTAACTGTTACAGTAGCTTCTGCGGATTTACCGTTTGAGCTTGTAGCAGTAATCTTAACCTCGCCTTCAGAAACGCCCTTAACTTTACCAGTCTGTGTTACAGTAGCTAGTTCAGTGTCAGAGGACTTCCAAGTAAGTTTCTTATCAGTTGCACCATCTGGTTTAACAGTTGCTTTTAAATCAATGGTTTCACCAATCTTAACCTCAGCCGTAATCGTATCTAACTCAACTGATTCAACTTCTACAGTTTTTTCGTTAACCGTTACAGTAGCAGTATTGGTTTCTAACTTACCATAGGAGCCTGTAAACACAGCTTTGTATTTACCTGCGTCACCGAGAGTAACGTTCTCTTTTGTATAAGTAGTGCCAGTGGCACCGGAGACTTCCTTGTCATCCTTGAACCACTGAACACTGTTATACTTATCAGCGTCTGCACTCAGAGTGAGTGAGTCACCAACCTCAATCGTTACGTCCTTGGGCTGGCTTGTTACTTTCCCGCACCAGCTTTAACAGCTAAGATACCAGAAGCATATGGGTTACGATGACGAAGACCAACTTCCATCTCAACCATCCATTTCTCATATGAACCATCTTTAGCTAATTTAGTACGTTGTGGAGCACGTAACACCATTTGAGTCCAGTCACTTGGAGCGAAGAAGTAAATCGCATCTTGTGGCATGAAACGGTTAGGAATTAATTTATATTCCTGACCTAATGGGTCTACAATACTAGAAACATATTTTTTGAAACGTGTTTCTGGGCCATCAAACATCTTCATACGGTTTGAACCAGCAGCAGATGTTTCCATCAACGAAGCGAAGAAGCTAGCGTGTTTAGGGTGGAACATGATGATGTTAGCATTAGAACCAGATAAGTACAGGTTATAAGTTAAATCAAACAATGCTTCTTCACCTAACTCAGCTTCTTTATGAACCACTGCACCAGTATCAGTATCAGCAGCATCTTTAGCAGCAACTAATGCTTTGAAACCAGCAGTCTTACGAGCTGTACCTGCATCACCTAAACCTGGGCCAGTACCATCAACACGAGCACCGTTGTTCAGAAAGATTGCTTCTAAGTCACGCTTGATTTCTTTACCAGCTTTTTCCATTTGGTATTGAAGTTCTTTACCACGACCATAGTTAGCTAGTGCGTTAGCTGTATCAGAAACTTTTACTACCTTACGAAGAATCTGTGTAATGTTACTTAACACAGTTGTTGATTTGCGTTCTTTATCTTCAGCAGGTGAGCCTTCTGCTACTGCGTTATCAAGGTCTACCTGACCTAGCGTATCAGTCTGCCATTGGAACAGAGTCTGATTGATTGCTTCTTTACCAGTCATTGAAACGAAAGGTGTTTCAGTTGGAGACAGGTTAGAAATCCAGTTAGCGAATGATAGTTTTTTACCATTCAAATCATAAGAAATTAAAGTATTATCAGCCATTAGAGAATTCCCCTCTGTAATTAAACATATTTTATTTATTGACCCCAAGACCTTGTAATCTCAAGGTCAATCATTTTGTGTCAACATATTATTATAGTGCAATGTGTTAATTTACATTACACTATTTAACCATTATTAGTCTTCTAAGAAAGAAAACGCATTAGAAATATCACGTTCTGACACGTCCGCAGAGTCTAATCTCTTAATTAAAGCAGTTTTACCAGGTTTAACAGACGTTGTAGCCTTGCCTTCAGCCTTAACAACTTTCTTAGGAGCACCAAGTTTACGTACCTTAGCCTTGACCACACTCTTACCTTTATCAAACTGCATAGCTTTGTGAAGTAATTTAAATACCATTGGATCAACAGTATTAGCAATGTCACTGGCTTCTGCACCATTCTCAACAGCGTACATCATAAGTTGTTGATAGAGTTCATTACTCCAGCCTGGAATATCACGTGCTAGAATCGTGTTTGCTTCTTTAGCTTTAGCTTGGAACTCAGCAGTAGCTCGTTCTTCTTCAGCTTTCTTAGTTTCATTATACTCATTAACAATCTCTTCACGACGTTTGATATAACGGTCTAAGAATTCACGGTTTTCAACATAACCAACTGGGTCATTCTTACGATAGTCTTCCCAATCAAAATCTTTATAATCTTCAATTACTTTATCAGCTTCTAGAATTGATAACTCAAGCTTGGAAGTAATATCAGCTGACTTAGCTGTAAACTCTTCTCGAACTTGTTCAAACTGAGCACGTTCTTCTTCCAAAGCTTTTCGATCTTTATAACCAGTAACAAGTTCACTAAGGACAACTGTTTCACCTGTTGGAAGTGTTAATTCATAATTTTCATAATCAACTTCTTCATCAGTTTGCTCTTCAGATTCACCTTCGCTTTCATCTTGTTCATCTTCATCTGATTCATCACTTTCATCTTCGTCTTCATCTTCAGGTGGTAAATCATCAGTATCTTCTTCACCTTCATCATCTTCATAATCAGGTAAGTCATCAACCTCTTCTTCACCCTCAGATTCTAAGTCAGAGATTTCTTCTTTACTCATTAAATCTTTACCAGTCTGCTTTGTGTTGTAACCTAATTCATTAGAATCAGAAACAATATCATCCAGTTGAGTAAAATCAAAATTCTCAGTGTCAATAAACATATCTTCTGTTTGTGCTACTTGTTCTACATTATCCATTAACGTTCTCCTGCTTCCTAATTTCATCATTTATATAACTGATAACTTGGGCTTCAACTTTATCCATAGCACGGTTTAATTGATAGAGTTCCTCTCTTTTATTAGTATCTTCAACTCTAGTAGCCATCATCTGTTTAATTATATCAGTTTTTATATCTTCAATAATTTGGGAGAGATGTCCTCCCCCATGTAATTGTTTTAGTAGACCAATGTTAATTTCCTTACTCATTAGTGTCTCCTATCTAGAGCAACAGCTCTTTCTTGTCTTGCTTCCATCTGAGCCTCAAGTAGAAGTCTTTGTTTTTCTAACTCTAACCTCTCCCTTTCAAGTTCAATCTTAGCACGTTCTAATGAAACCTTCTGCGCTTCCAGATCCATCTTATCCGCTTGAGCATCTTGATTAGATCTAGATTCCTCTTTACGAATTGAGATTTCATCAGCAGTCTTCATCTGTTCAAACTCTAAACGTTTCAAACCTTCAGTAACCTCAGTAAGAATCTTCTGAGTCTGTACAGCAATCTGTTCATTTGATTTCTTCATCTGGTCAATTGTTAACTCTTGAATTGGGTCAGGTTGTGGAGGTGGGATCTGATCCAGAGGTGTTATATAATTCTCTGTATCATAAATACCCATAGACTCAAACAACTGGGTTGCAAGATAATAAGCATTCTGTGGTTGCATGAATTGTGAAAGTTGTGGAACTGAAGTCATTGCCATAAGGACACTCTGTAAAGCAGCAGCTCTTTCTTTTCTCTCACCATCACCAACAGCAACACTAACAATCATTTCATTACGAACTGGAAGTTTTCTAGGGTCTAATTCTACAGGGCCAGTTGCAGTTTCAATATAGATAGATTCTGTACCATTCATACGAACAAGGTTATAGATTGACATCATTAAAGACATCATACCACGTTGCGCGATATTCCTAGCAACCATTCTCAATCTATTTTGAGCAGCAGACATAACCATATTAACAGTGGCTGTTGAGTTGTCATTCTTAAATACATTAGGATCTAAACCTTGACCAACCCTACTAACACCTGTTCTTTCTTCTTTCTTAGAATTAACATACTCTAGTAAGCCCTCAATACCATTCGGTAATTGGTGGTGTTGAAAAGGTGTTACTGCACCTTGTGTCATTACTTCAATAACAGCACCAGGTCTGTTGTTAAGTAAAGATTCACGATCATACTGACCTTTAACTGCTTCATACCTACGGAAGTTGGCATTCATAATGTTATCAATCATACCACGGATAAGTGAAGTGTTTAAATCTTGAATATCTTTAGTGATATCAAAAACAGACTCACCCCAAATAGAACCAGGTACAGGGAATGGTGTAAATGTGTCAAATGGGAACTCATTAACCCTATTGACTTCTAAAATCTGACCATTCAAAGTAAACACTTGTAAAATTTGTAATCTATTATCACTTAATGATGTCTTAATGTAATTCTCATGTAACCAAAGCTTATCAGCCTTGCTATCACCAGTCATTACGACATCACTTACGTTAATTGGGTTCATATTATTAACACGTGAGTTAGCAATAACACCAGCATCAATATCAGAAGAAGCAGAAGTAATTTCTTCTACAACATCTTCATCGAAACCCATAATTAACAATTCATCTTTAGTTTTACGAACACGATGTGCAATAAAGTTAGCATCGTGCAGAGATTTAGCAGTTGGTTCAATAAGAATCTGCTCAAAAGGAACGTACTCTACACAAACACCCTCTTTAGTTTTTTCATAAACTACATAACCTTTAAAATAATCCTGCTCTTCTTCGAATTCACCCTCTTCAGAGTCTTCGACTTCTTGTTCTGATCCATCTTCTTTTATTTTTACATCTTTGACTACTTCAGAAGAGAATTCTATAATGTCGCCATCCAAACCTGCTAAGTATGTATCTAATTCATCCTTAGTCATACCTTCAAATTCTTCAGTGAACATATGTTTTGTAGTTTTCCAATATCTTTTAATAAAAGAGTTACGAGTAACTAGACACTCTTTAAAAGCGTCGTGGAGAACGTTATAACCTTCGTTATCTCGTAACAAAATTTGATTAACCATCTTTGTAGATGCCATAGCATGAACAGCATCTTTAGCATACATAGGAGAGAAGCGTACAGCATTTTCTGAACTAGTGAAAACACTAATTAATTCTTGTAGTACCCCGTTACAACTCTCCCATACACTACGATCTACCCATTTAGAAGAGCCAATGGTTACTGGCTCTGGTAGATTACCATAATAATATTCCCACCCAGTACGAGCCCTAACACCTAATTCTCCTTCGTGATATCCTATAGCGGAATTAAAGTATATAGAAAGCTGTGCCTGTAGTGTTGACAACGTATCTTCGTCTAATTGCACATTTCCTGTGATGACATCATAAGTCATAAGTAAACCCCTTATCTTTAGTAGTTCCAATTCCATCCATCATTAAAGGATGCTTTGTATCCAGCGTTAGCTTCACCTTCACTTACACCACGATGAACCACTGATAAGACAGAGTATCTAGCTGCGTCCATGGTGTCATCAAACTTCTTAACTATCTTACCATCTTTTCTATGGTATCTTCTCATCTCTTCGAAGAACCGACCACATGTGCTAAACACTTTTAAACGTCCAGTCTTCATTCTTTGTAAAATATTCATAATCCCTGGTTCAACAAAGTTATTCTTGTTTCCATCCCAGTCAATTGGATTATAGAATGTTTCTGGCATAACATTTACAGAAGCTTCTCTATAGTATGAAGCAACTGAACGTCCTGAACCTCTTTCAGTATTGTCAGCATCGTGTGGTAAAATAACAGGTATCCACGTTCCTCTAGAATTTATTGCTGTTGCATGTAATGATGGTACACCTGCTTGTGCATGATAACAGTCATAGATATAAACTGTATCAGCTGCGGCATCATATGCCGACCAAACTGCTGCTGTATCGTGACTAATACCAATATCCACTGCACAAACTCTCTTCCAATGTGAAGGAATTTCAAACGGTGGTACAGTAATTTCAGCCTCATTTACGTCATAAATTAAACCTTCACCCATCATAGGAATACCTCTGCTCCTCATTTCATGTTGCCATTCTGGAATACTTGCAAGCAACTCTTTTTTAGTTTCTTCATCTAAGTGCGGTGCATCGTCCCAAGTAGCATTCTGAAAATATAAATAACCTTTGTCATTCTTCATAAATAGATCAACAAGCGATGTAAGTCCATTCTCAGGTGTTGCAGTAATCGTAATCAAACCACCTGTAGTAGCTGTACGAGTAACACACTGAGCATAAATTTGCATGGACTTAAACGGGTCTTCTTCATCTAGCCAAATGTAATCAACCGTGGCTCCCATAAGGACGTGCTCGCCCTGTTGCGTTGAGCGGAATTCCAGCGTAGACCAACCGTCGAAATCACCATTCGAGTCAAAATGCTTGATCTTAGCAATCTTGATGATGTTCCCGTCTTTTTCTAAGCTCTCAATGTCAATCAGTTCTCTAGGGATTGCGCCTGTTCCCAATGCATCCTTATCTTTCCCCATCGGTGTTCCAAATAGTTCCTTTTGTAGTACCTTCCTTGTTGAATCACCTGTAATACCTACAGCCCATAGAAGAATGGGTTTGTTAAAGCGATGGCCTTCCCACCAATCTGGATAAAGTCCTGACAAATGATAGTACACCTCTACTGCTTCCGAGAACGACTTACCAACACGGTTAGCCGCACATAGGAAACGCCTTTTATACTTCTTACTGGCAGCATAAAACTCTTTTTGAAATGGATATGGTTTAAATTTATCTACTTGATTATACATTATTACTCGTTCTCTTTCTTCAAGTAAATCAATTATTTCCCATTTCACAGATTCTGGGAGACTATCGATGTCAATATTATCTAAATCGAAATCCATAGTTCCTCCGGATATCCTCATTGAATACGTCTATCGACGAAAAATTTTACAAACAAAAAAGAAACGGCCTCCTGCGAGGCCTTCTCCTTACCTTATTAAGACTGGATTCTTAGTTTAACGTCCGCCCCAGTAAGCATGACTAATTGGCAGGGGATGAAGGAATCGAACCCTCTTCTCTAGCTTTGGAGGCAATTATAATACCAATATACTAATCCCCTATAGATAAGAGTCCCTATAATTTAAAGAGCGGGGACTTCGCTCTCCATGTCGGGGTTATTCTTTTTTATCTCGTTTAACTGTTTCAGCTAGTAACATCTTCAGTCGGTCATCAATCTGTGTCTTAGTCATTTGCTCTTTATCATCCATCTTAACTTCAACTGAAGAAGCTTTAGGATAAACAATATCTGCAACCTTGGCAGCAGCTTTGAATCTTAACTCAGCAGGCATATTAGGATCTTGTGCAATATCCATCATAATCTCTTCCATGGACAAACCATCTTCACTTCGTTCACAAACTCTATCAAGCATTCGTTGTGTCATTTTATTCCGAGAACCTTTAGGACGACCTTTACCAAAACTGTTACCTTTTAAGAACTTACCAGTTTGGATGTTACGACCATTTTCATTTACATTGTCTGTCATTACATCACTCCTTAAAACATTTCCCTCCACCTCCGCTACTTCCCTCTGATACAAACCTTGGAAGCTCTTCAACCTATTCTAGTCTCTGATAAAAGAAATCATTACAAATAAATTTATTTTACTCTGAAGAAAGGAAGGTAAAGATTGATGGGATGTCATATAGACACTGCTAGATGGGAGGTCATAAAGGAAGCAATGAAAGTAAGGAAGAGTTAATAGAAAAAGAATTAAGAGGTTAATAAATTTCTAATCTCTCTTAATTCAGAGAAAGATTATAAGAGTATTATTCCTAAGAGGTTATTTCTTATAGTCACATGTACGTTAGTACACTTTTTCTTAAAAGCTTACGCCTTACACTGGAAATAAAATAAATAGTTGAAACAAGGTTGATGCCATGTCATATAACTCTGATAAAATGGTTGATGCCACCTCATAGTCCTTGATGTCAGGTCATTCCCTCATAGTCATTAATAACATAGTAAATAGTTTCATAGTCACTATTAATATAGGGATATCCTCATTATTATACTTCCTTTTCGTGGTACGGGATGCTAGCACGCTCTCTCGTTTTCGTAAAAGGGGGAAAGGGGTTAACATTGTATCACTTCACAATCCAATAGTAAATAGGAATTATCCTAAATAGTAGACAATATATTATTCCATAGTAAGTCATTGATTTATCTAATTAATTTATCACACTGTATAAATAATCATGCCATCTCATTAATCATAATCACATCCCATAGTAAACTAGTGTATCATTCACGTAACCCATTGATTAATATAATATTCCATAGTAGATAGTGTTCACGTTCTCACGTTCCTTGTATGCCATATCATATCAGTGTGCATAAACATTCACGTAACAGTGCATAGATATTCATTCCATAGTCATTGTTTACCGTGTTAATAGTTCCATAGTGGGTAGTCATTAGGATATGTATGGCAAGGCATATATCCGTTATTCTTGCTCACTCAATCGTTGGTTGATAGATTGCAGGCTTATTCATAAGCTATCAATCTGGCACGCTTACATAAGAGTTATTATCTTGATAATTATGTATTGATAAACATAGCATTTTCTTTTCTTTTTCTTTCAGTGTATAGAGTATTATAGTATTTGATAGGATAACAATACACGGTTTCAATGACTTGTCACAAGTTACTATATCCGTGATAATAACTTTACAATATTATTAATGTATGTTAATCGTGTGATATATAGTAAAAGAAAGAATAGATTAGATATATTAATAGATCAAGTAAATTAGTATATAAATCAATAAGTTATAAGATAATAGTAAAATAGTTTAAAAATATGTTTGACAGATAAATTAAAATAGTATGTAATGCACCATATCGAAAGCAAGAAAGCAAGTAGATAGATTGTATTGGTTAATGCAAATTAACGCTTTACAAGGTGATACAAGTGTTATATTATGTATCCCAAGCAATAAGAAGTAATGCTCTTTAACAATATGGATAACCTAGTTAGTTACTAGCAAGTAGTTAGTAAGAATAATCGGGCAAGCGTTTAGTCTACACTGTAAAGTGTTTAGTGAGAAGATTATTAAGAAAAGCGAAAGATAGTTATTGACAACTTAAAAGGTTATCTGTATAGTGAGCATAGTTACAAGATATATTGCTCTTTAAAAATCTAATCATTGTTGCTTATGATAAACTAATCATTTTATAGCACTGTTAAAAGTGTAAATTAAAAAGGTAACTATCATGAGAAAAGACAAGCCAAAAAGAGTAGACGTTATTGAATATCGTTTATTAGATGAAAGAGTTCTTAATGAGAACGGCAATTATCTCAATAAGAAGTTTAAATCTTTAAATCATTTACAAGCGTATATCAATATAAACTATCCTTTGTCATTAATGGCTGGCGGTACAAGATTAAATCAGCTATTGACAGGCAAGGTTAAAAAGTTATACAATGGTAAGCAAGGGAAAAAGATAGTGATTCCCTTTAAACAAGATGGGTTTAGAATTTCCATTAAGTTGTTAGTGTAGCAACTAGATAGATTAATCAGTTATAAAGATTGACTTTCATAATTGGTTAGTTTATCATAGGTAACAGTGATTAGAGTTAACCCCTATATATATTATGTGCAATAATGATTTGTAGTTTTATTGTACAATCTGCTTAAAAAGTAGACGATAATAAAAGGGATTGACAAGCTGATTAACTTAATATAAGATAATCGGCAAGTAGTAAGGGATTCGATAGCGCCCTGATTGCACTCGAAAGCTCTCATTGTAAATCGGTTTTATAGCTCTCAAGTAGATGCTAAGCGTTTTTGAGTAGGTGAGTAAAGGAATGTTAAAAGCTATGACAAACAAAGCACCGTTTGTCGGGTCTGGCAACCGTGAAAGCGTTTATAAATGGAGTCGGTTTATAAATGGCGAGTAATGAATGACCATAAAAACATAACGCAGGTTGAGATCCAAAGCGTGCCAAATCGGATCGAGCGTATCAGGTGAAAGCGTCCCCAGCCGTAAACGGGGGAAAAAGCCTAAATCAGTTTAGTTGATAACATTGGCGACAATGCAACGTTCTGAAACCGCAGATTATAGGGCGGTTATAAAAACAAGGTAGCTATAAATATAGGGTTTGGGAATCCGTATACATGATTTCCCGCTACCAAGCTAAACTTGCAAGCACTGCGCAAGTGACGCTTTGAGCTGGGGATTTAGTTAGAGTGGTTATTAATTTAACTTATACTATCGAATCCCTAGCCCGTCAAAGGTCATTTAACAAAGGTGTAAATGTAATGTCTAGAAACTTTAAAAGGCTAAACAAAATGATAGCCAGAAGAGCAAGACTACAAAAGGAACAACCTGATTTCATGAATGATATTGCTTTACGTCGTCATGAGGTTGTTAAAAACTTAAACGAGGTTATCGACAATAAACCTAGCTTAAATGAGTTAACTGGGGAATGGGAAAAGCCATTCACTACTTTACAAGTTAACCAAGCTAAAAACCACTTGCGTAAAATCTACGCTAGAACTTTCGCCACAACTGGCGGGGCAACAACGATGAACAAGAATGATTGGCGTGAGTCTAAGAAAGGCAAGTCATTCAATCCAGCACGTTAATTCTAATTTCTTAAATGTATATAAAAGGTGAAATATCATGGCTATTCAAGTAACTAACTTAATCTTTGGTCAATCTAACATTCAAAACGCTATCGCAACTCTTTCTGCATCACGTAAAGAAGCGCAAGCGCAAACAAATTTACTGTTAGTGTCTGCTATCGTTCACACTCACCAACACGGTGACTGCACTTTCATCGAGCCAATCTTAAAAATGGCTAAAGATGGGGGCACGGAACAAAAAGCAATGCTGGCTTTCTTAAAGAAATTCGCTCCTGTAAAAGTTAATCAGGAAAAAGTTGGCAAGGTTATCAACTTCACTGTAAAAGTGGCTAAGAATAAACCAGATGTTAACTTCTTAGATAGTGATTTAGGTCGTGAGTGCCTCTCAACTGAATTCATGGATTTTGTACCAGAAAAAGAAGAGACAGCCAAGAAAGCGTTCATCCCTGCTGTATGGTTGAACAATACTTTAACTTCAACTTTATCTAAAAAGTTAGAGAAAGAAAATGCTTCACTATCTCAAGAAATGCGTGATGCAATCAACCTAGTGTTAGAAGTAGCACGAACAGAAGCACTTGAAGCCGAGAAAGCTGAAGCTATCAAAGCACTTGAAGCTAAGTATACACAAGAAGCATAACAGCCGTGTAACTAACAGAGGGGCATTCAATGAGTGCCTCTTAATAGTCATACGGGTTTACCTCTTAAGCCTTTCCAGTGTGATTATAACCATAGGATTCCCTGTCTACTCCCATTCACAAAAGAATCCTATCATTATAATTCATACACCATATTAAGGAATATGCAGTGAATAAGATAACCGCAATTGATGTAACAAATAAAGCTATCGAGTTAAAAAATGGTAGCGTTTCTTTCATGACCTCAAAGGTTGACTACATCTCTATCGCTAAGAATGGAACGTGTACACTACTGTGTCGTTCTGGTCAGTCTTACAGCCTTAATGATAGCGTTAAATCCGTCTTGAATTGGTTAAAAGAAACTGGCATCAATGCTGGCGGATCTTTCGACTTTAAACTCACTGCTGTTAATCCTATTTGGTCTTACAAGGGGTTACGTTTAGGTCACGTTTACACTGCTAAAATTGATTGTAATGGTGTTGCCATCTTTGAAGATGGTAAACAAATTGCGATTGATGTTAATCTTAATCTGATTAATTATAAGGTGGTTCTGTGAAAACAATTAAAGAATCCTATGAAATAGATCAACTTAGAGATGAGATTAAATCTCTAAAAGAGTCGAAAGATGCACTGTCTAAGTTTGAGAAAAGTTTAAGATTGCGTCTTGAGAATGAGATGGATAGTTTACGAGAAACTATTATATCTTACCTCAAAGATGAAATCTTGCATGATGTTAAACTGGCTAAAGAAACCTTAGTTACTAAACAGTTTAGCCCAGCTCTCTATTATATTGAGAGACTTGAGGAATCTTTGAATAAAAGATTAACTTGTTAATCAGGAGGTTAACCCCTTGTGGTGGTTAGAGACTGGTAATCTCGACGACTATCAACACCGAAGAAACAAAGTAGACAAATAAACCTTTGTTAGGCATCTAATACAAAGAACACCTTTCGAGGTGATTAGATGGGTAGTAAATATTACTAGATATAATCTTTAATTTGAGAATATGATAATGTGAGTCGGAGTTAGTTTAGAAAGCCCCCTGTCGTAGTCACAGGGGTTTTCCTGATTGTATATTAATAAGCTGATGGTTTATTAATGTATTATCATAAGGTGAAAAATGGAACGGTTGAGAGGACAAGCCTTAAAAAAGGCTATCATGAAAGTGAGAAAGAAAGCTTTTGAACAATCTTACTTGTATGAGAACACCAAACGTCACCCAGATAGAGAGCCAACTATTTATAAAAAGTTGGTAACAAACAAAGCTAATGAAAATAAATGGGGTAAAAGATGAAACCTTTAAAAGCAGTAGCAATTGCAATTGTCACTACGGTGACACTTTCCGCATGTCATCCAGTATTAGCTTCTGATAAGTTTTTAGATTTAGATCGCTCTAAGTATTTACCAGAAACCCAGCAAACTTTTAATGCTATTGAAAAAGATGCAACGAATATTTGCAAAAGATTTGCAAAGAATAAACCAATGCCATCTAATCAAACAATGAATGATTGCATTAATACAGTGGCAGAGGATTATGTTGATTCTCTTATGTTAGGTATGGATTATCAAGAAGTTTTTGGTGTTCGACCTGATGTTAAAAAGGCTTACGATTTTTTCATTAAAGAAAACAAATGTGGAAAAGATAAAATATGCGCTGATCATTCTCTGAATCAGGCTGTTTATTTTGGTATTGGTTATTCAGTTAGCGAGTTATCATCACTATGAGTGCGCCAGAAGTTGTAACAATTGGTTTGTCTGAATCTGCATTAGATAGACGTGAAAGATTAATAGCAGAGAAAGAGGAGCGTGATAGAAAAAGAAAAGAGTCTGAAAAAGTACACCCTATCACTGCAATGTTCAGTAAATTCTACGACAATCAAGGAAGTTAAAGGATCTTCGATGAAATATACAAGCCTAAGCCCTTATATTATTCTAAGAAAAATGCTAGATAAAATTAACAATGCTAGCTCTAAGGGTGTTGAGTTTGACTTGACATTAAAAGATGTACATGATCTTTTTAATAAAGGTAATGGTCTTTGCGCCTACTCTGGGGAAGAATTTAAAAATGCCCCAGATATAACCATTGAACGTATCAACCCTTTAAAAGGATATGTGCGCGGTAATGTGTGTCTAGTTAAAGCTAATGCCAATTGTGCTAAGGCTCATGTTGATACATTAATGCACTCAGATTTAGTTGATTTAGAAACTAAAGAAAAGATATTAAAACTCTCCCTTAAAATGGTCAGACAGGAAATAAAAGATAAAGCTATTGAAGAAGAGAGAAGAGTCGAGAATGATGCAACTCGAACTTCAAGATTAGCTGAAATGACCAAGGCAATGCGGGGATTAAAATAAAAGTAGATATCACCTAGTCTTCAATATTGAGGACTAGTTAATATTTATTCAACCATAAGAGGTTATCAAAATGTCAATGGTCGTGTTGAATGTAAACAATGTTTATTTTGATAAGGCAACATCTATAAAATTACCTGAAGTAGTAGGTAAAATTTATGTTAAACGTAAAGCAAAGCGTAATTGCCTGCAAGTAACTGTCAAACTTTACGGTAAACAAAAAGAAGTTAAGTATCTTGAAAACTTCCGCTTTGATTCCAAAAACAATAACATGCACAAATTGTATGGTGCAATCCGACATACTTTTGAAAACTTAAAAGGTATGCAAATCAAGTTACATAGTGGTGAGAAATCAAACTTACTACTGTGACGTCGTGCTAGGGAGGGGCTATGAGTCCTGATTTAGCTTTTATTTTACTATCGTTCGTTTTAATTCACATTGTTCTAAGAGATGAATCATGAAAAAACAAATCATTGCCTTAGTATCTGGCTTATTGCTTGCCTCTACTGCGTTTGCCCAAACATTGGAAGAGAAGTATCCTGATCTTTCCTATGAGCAGGCACATGCTTATGAGTTGTACCTAACAAGTCATCAAGAAACATTAGATGCAGAGCAACGCTCTAATGATTACACTGATGTTCGTAAAAGTGAAGCCATTAAGGTTTCTAACAAGTACACTGACGACAAATTACACCAAACAGAACAATATTTTGGTGATCAATTAGTCGCTACCTCATCAAGTGGTGTTGCTTACACCGACAATCAGGTTGGTGCCTTGCGTGGTGATGTTCAGAAGTGGATGCGTACAAGCGAAAAGAAAATGTCTGCTGGTATCTCTGGCGTAGCAGCTATGTCTAATATCCCTTATGTTGACGGAGATACATTCAGTGTTGGTGTTGGTGGCGGTTGGTATAATGGCGAAAATGCAGTAGCGGTTGGTGCTCAAATTAAACCTACACGGTCAACTGCTGTTCGGTTATCATTTAGCCATAACTCAGAACAAGATCATGCGATTGGTGCTGGCTTTGCGGTAGGGTTCTAATACCCATCGATGGAGTTTTCGGATCTCTTTAAAACCGAGACTACTTATTAGAGGTTATAAAATGAATAAGTATGAAGTTAGATTGGGTTACAATGATAACTCAGGTGTTGAAGTTGAAGCAGATTTATATCTTTCAATTAAGAGAGATAACCCACACAACCATCGAATGATGGGTGTATATGTGTTCCTTGTAGGCGATGAAATTGTTGCTGAATTCCCTTGCTCAGAAGTTAAAATGATTAAAAAGGTTATCTAATGATTGGTATTTACATTGCAATGGCTATGGTCATTTCAGTTTCTATTTTCTTTGATTTTATTGGTCATGGAAACAAGAAAGAAATGACTTTCCGTGAAAGTTGTATGTGGTCTGTATTCTGGGTTGGTATTGGTATTGCCTTTGGTATTATTGTGTGGATGTTAATGGGCACAACAAGTATGGTTCACTATTATAGTGGCTATGTTATGGAAAAGGTTTTATCAATTGATAACTTGGTTGTATTCATTGCAATCTTTTCTTACTTCGGTATTAAAGATGCACATACAAAACATCGAATACTCTTATGGGGTATTGCAGGTGCATTAATTTTCCGTGGAATCTTTGTTAGCCTTGGTACATCGTTGTTTAACCTACACCCATTAGTTCAGGTTGTATTCGGACTTATTGTTCTATGGTCTGCTTACGCAATTTTAAAAGGTGGCGGTGATGAAGAAGAAGTTGTCAATTATGATGACAAATGGTTCATCAAGATGGTCAAGAAGTTTTACCCTGTTTACACAGGTACTTCATCTGGTGATCGTTTCTTCCATTTCGTTAATGGTATTAAATATGTTACTCCTGTTTTCCTTTGTATGGTGGCTATCGAGTTCAGTGATATCATGTTCTCGTTCGATAGTGTACCTGCTGTCATTTCAATCACTGAGGAACCAACCTTAGTGTATGCAGCTATAATCATGGCAATTCTTGGATTAAGGGCGTTGTTCTTTATACTAGATACTTTGATTAAGAAGCTAAGTGAGCTGGAAACATATGTTGGTTATGTGTTAATTTTTGTTGGTCTAAAATTAATTGCATCAACAATTGGTTTACATGTAAATCCAGTCTTATCTTTGATTATAGTCCTATCACTACTTGGTATGGGTGTTATTAAATCATTGAACAAGAAATAAGTTCTTAACCATAGGGCTACTTATTGTAGCTCTATTATTAAGCATTTATATTAATGTTTAACTATCCATTAAAATCAAACAACTGTAAAAGGTACAGACAGATGGCAACTTTAAAATATCAAGTTAAGAAATTCAAGAAGTCACAAATTAAATCAGCGTCAATGTTAATTAATGGTGATGTTTATAAAGGTAACAACGGTGATTTATACGCTGTTACTGGAAAAACTAGTCGTGGGTTATATGTATCTAATCTTCGCACTGGTTGTAGTGGTTATCGTTCAAATAAAATGCATAACCCTCAAGCAAAACCACGTTTGATTGTTATTGGTAGCATTGATATCACAAGCATGCAAATCCGATAAAATACCTTTAGGGGTTGTTAGTTCAAGACCCCTAACATATTTTATTGTGTAGTAAATATTATGTCTGGCAATAATGCCTTAACGTTCATAAGGAAGTTAATATATGTCTATCGTATTAAGCAAAAACCAAACTATCAACATGTCAAAAGCAGCAAAATCTCTAACAAAGTTACGCTTTGGTTTAGCTTGGGATGAGAGTGCAGACTTAGATGCTGTACTTGTTGCGTTAGATGATAACGGTAAAATCAAACAGCCTGATACAGACAACATTGCCTATTATGGTAATTGTACTGGCAATGAGCATGGCAACAAAGAAAACCCTGTTGCTGGTGTTGTTCACTACGGTGACGCTCGTGATGGTGCAGCTGATGGTGACGATGAAACAATCGAAATTGACTTAACAAAAGTACAAGCTAATAAATTACTAATCGCTGTTACATCTTACAGTGCAGGTGATGCGATTCCTTTTGCAGCTTCAACAAATCCAGTTGCCCGTTTATATGGTGATGATGATAAGGTTTTATTTGAAGCTAAACTTGATGAAAATGCGGCATTCTCTACTGCTGTTGAATTCGTAATGCTTGAAAAAGATGCTAATGGTGAGTGGCAAGTTACCAACCTAGCAGAACCAGTTGGTGAAAGCTCTAAGAACGGTCTGGCTGACATTTTAGAGTCACGTAAAGCATAAGTATCTACCATTAGTAATAAGTCGCTTGAGGGAGCTTGAGCGACTCCTAATCTTAATTTAAATTAAAGGTAAAATTAATATGTTCTTAAATATCTCAGAAAAACGTCCTGAAGTTGGTGCTGTTGTTATTGTTAAAAATAAAGGTGCTTTCACCAAGGCTGTTTACTCTGAAGAAGTGGTAGAGGGTTCAGATGTTAAAAACCCAGTGTTCACTCGTGAGCTTAAAAACCACAAAGACCGTAAACTTGATGGGGTTGAAATCCTATCAGGTATTACTGAATGGAAGAACGTTTAAGTATTTATCATAAGTGGTAACACAAAGTTGCCACTTTATTAAACTTTAAAAATTAAAAGGTAATCAAAATGTCAGAAGAAGTTAAAATCTCAATTGCTCGTGCTCTTGTTCGGATTAAAACTATAACTGATCGTTTAAGTAAAGGCGCTGATGGTAATATTGTTGAAGTTGCCATTGGTAAAGATCAACAAGCCAAGCCACGTAATCCAGTTTACAAAACAATTGAAGATGCTGAAAAAGCTGTAACATCTAATTTCCAATCTATTATTGATTTGATTAAAGAACGTTCACACCTTAAGCAACTTGTAAACTTATCTAATGCAACAACTGTTGTTACTATTTCAGGTAAAAACTATACAATTGCAGAAGCGATAGATTTGAAAAACATGTGTAGTCATCAGTTAAATATGATCGCTCACTGGAAAGCTAATGTATTAACTGAGTCTTCTCGTGTTAATCTCATCAATACCAAACTCTCTGATAGTATTGCTGAGAAAACTAAAAACCTTACAAGTGCTACAGCAGAAATGGTTGAAGCAGTTCGTGTTTCAGAAGAGAAGTCTGGATATGCATCATTGATTGATCCGTTGAAAGTAAGTACCAAGCTTAAGGAAATGGAAACAGATTTGAATGATTTTGCAATGGAAGTTGATGTTGCAATCAATGAAATCAATTCCGTGACAATGATTACTTTGTAATATAAATTAAAAGTCCTACTTGTAGTACCGATATTATATAAAACATACTCCTATAGTTTTGACAACATTTTGAACTGGTAGAATAAATAAATGTTGTATCAAACTGATAATTTGAAAATTCAAAAAATAATGAGATGATATGGTTCGACTCCATAGTGGAGAGGGCGATGTACCTCCCACACAGGAATCATCTTATTTAACATAAGAGTTTAAAAATTAAAAGTTAGATAATAAAGCTTATATAATAGTTTTAATATGCTTTATAAAATATTCAATAAACAGTAACCATTATTAAACCCTGGGTTCAACTTTAATGGTTAGTATGTTACCAAATGATAGGTCTGGGCTGGTATCACAAGTAGGCAATTTTTATTGAGGTGTAATATGGCAGTTGGCTTCGGAAATATAGACAATTTCCAAGATACTATTAAAGCCACTATTGATGATGGCATTTTAAGAGCAAGAGCAAACTTACCAAAAGGTGAGAGTGAAATGTTCTGCTTAGAGTGTGGTGAACCTATACCAGAAGCTCGTAGAAAAGCTTTAAAAGGTGTTAAGTTCTGCATAGAGTGTCAATCATTAAAAGATGTCAAGACATTCTCTGGTTACAACAGAAGAGGTTCTAAAGACTCTCAGTTGAGGTAATTATGGATTATCAAGTAACTAAATTAATCTACCTAATAATTGGTCATGTCTTATTCTTATCTGTATGTATTATTGGCAGTGCAGTTTACTGTTATTGGGATATTAAAAATGATTAAACTTATTTTAACAATTGGATCTGCTGGTGCAGGTAAAACAACTTGGACTAATAAGCGTTGTAAAGATAACATTGGAAAAGTTGCAGTTGTTAGTTTAGATAATTTGCGTACTACTTTGTTTGGTGATATGGATAAGAAAGAATTCTTTTCCAAATTAAATGACAAAGAAACATTAGCTCTTATGAAGAGTATGATGGAAGCACAAGTCATCTCCTTGTCCAAACAAAAACAGATAAAAGAAATCATTATCTGTAATACTAACTTTAACCTCAAAACGATCAGTGAGTGGAAAATTCTAGCTGATTACTATGGTATGCAGTTCTGCTACAAACTATTTGAAAAACAGTTTGATGAATTGGTTAAGATAAACAGAGATCGACCATCATGTGATAGAGTACCAGTAAGCTTCTTAAAACTGGCAGTTGATTTAATCCCAGAGGTTAAGATTGGATTAAAAGATATGCCAAATTGCACAAAAATTGGTCGATAAGTTATTGCACATAATATAAGGAGGTATATGATGTATCATTTTTTCTTAGTTATATACCTTATCATTTTAATAATACACTGGTATGAAAGCTAATGATTGATGATGACAACCTAGGTGATCCAAGAATCACTGGAAGTGGAAGTAGTGGTCAAATGATAGGTGGTGTTATTTTAATCTTTGTCATTACTTTTATATTTATCTATATGGCAAATAAGTCAGATAAAAATTCTGAGGCTAAGAAATTAGATAATGTTGTAGTCGAAACATTGATTCAATCAGAAATTGATGAAACATATTCTGTGAATAATAGTTTCCATAAAGGGGATGAAGATAAGTATGGAATCTCTAAATAAAATATTAGATACATCATTTGTTGCTGGTCTGGCAAGAGATCCAAAAGATGTAGCATTAAAGGTTGGAGAAGAATCAGGAGAACTTCAATCTGCTGTTTTATACAGTGAACCAATGGAGAATGTAGCCAATGAAACTGCTGACATTATTATTTCTTCTGTTGATTGCGCTTTTCTTTATGCTCGTAGCAAAGGGTTCATTACTAAAGAAAACTTCATCTCTTTACTGGAAGATTCAATCAGTAAAAAGGTTGATAAGTGGTATAAAAAATATGTGGAGGATTTAGAATGATTCATGTAACAATGAATGGTATACCTCAAGAGTTTGATTTATTCTCATTCAATGGTGGTGAACGTCACGCTAAACTCTTATCTACACCTCCTGTATCTGTAATTGATGTAGAAATCATTTGCTCCTTGCGATCCTCTGATGAAGTAATTGATATGCTATTAATTCATGATGTTGTCAGTCGAATGCAGGTTAGAAATGGTAGCCTAAGAATTATCTTTGAATACTTGCCATTTGCCAGACAAGATCGAGTAACATCTAAGAAAGAGTGTTTCTCTTTAAAAGTGTTTGCAAACATTGTGAACTCAATGAATGCAGATGAAGTTATACTAATTGATCCACACTCTGATGTTGCCCCTGCACTTATTAATAAATCCAGTGTAATTACGCAATCTCAAGTATTTATGCAACACAGACACGCTCTTCCAATCGGCGAGATGTTTAAAGGTAAAACAATTTTTGTATCACCCGATGCAGGGGCTGATAAAAAGATTCATGAGTTATCAAAAATCTATAATAAGCCTGTAATACATGCAAGCAAGATTCGTGATACATCAACTGGTGAGATTACAGGCGTAGAGGTTAATACTTCTCTTGACTACTGTGACGCTAATTTAATCATTGTTGATGATATCTGTGATGGCGGTCGAACCTTTATTGAAGTCGCCAAAGCTTTAAGAGAAAAAGGTAATCCTGAGTCAATATCACTGTTTGTTACAAACGGTATCTTTTCAAAAGGTAAAGAAGTTTTTGATGGTGTTATTGATCATGTTCATGCTGTTTATGATTGGAGTAAGTAGCAATGAGTGGTTATTTAGTAGTAAAAGAAAACAAAAATAAATCAACAAGGGCTTGCGACGTAAAGCTTGATTATAAAACAGTCTACAAGTCTTATAATGATTCTCCAGCTTTTAATGGAAGTGAATTACTATTAAGAGCGAAAAATCATAGAGAGAAACTTGGATCATCATCTTTCATTGATTTATCAAACATGGAATTTGTATATATACAAAATGACTTCAAACTAGAAGAAGTTGGTTATTTAGATAAAGTGGAGGTGGTTCTTGAAAACATCAGTTCTAAAGGTAAACATAGAGTCTGAAAAACCAATACAATCTGGTGAAGTTAAGTTTGATGGATCTATTGTTTATAAACTATATGGATCATCAACAATTTTTGATGGTAGTGAGTTGCTAATTAAAACTCAAGATAAAATTGAAGATAATAACCATATCTCTTTTTTAAATCTCAGGAACCTCGAAAGTGTACACTTACCATACGGGATTTTATTGAAAAGTATTGGTAAAATTGACAAAATTGAGGTTACAATTGAAAACACCTGAATTCCTAAAGAAAATAACATCTGATAGAAAAAAGCCTTATATTCTATCACGTATGACCAAACCCAATGATGGTCTTGTGTATGAACTGGCTAGTTGGGATAAAGCAAGTTTTATTAGAGTAGCATCTTTCTCTCTTGGGGATAATATGTATCTAAGACTTGAAGATGCCATGACAGTTATAGTCAAGCCAGGATCAAACGTTAGAGTTATCGGTAAAATTAAAACAATCGAAATAGAACTGGACGAATAATGAAAAGACTTTCTCCTATTTTTGCAATTGATGGTTATAAACTAGCCCATGCAAATCAATACCCAGAGGGTACAAGCCTTATTTATGGCAACTTTGTTCCACGTAATGCAAGACGTTTTTCAGAAAGACAAGTAACTGATGATCCAAAAATCCTCAGCTTTGGCTTCCAAGCTTTTGTTGTTAATTGGATTAAAGAAGAATTTGATTCTGAATTCTTCCAAAAAGATGAAAGCATCTGCGAAGAAATGAAACGTTCTGTTGATCGTTACTTAGGTAAAGATTACGATATAAGTCGAATTAAGGCGCTTCATAAACTTGGGTATCTGCCACTGGAAATTAAAGTTGTTCCAGAGGGTGAGGTTGTTGATGTTGGAACACCAATGTTAACCATCAAGAATACTCATCCAGATTTCTTCTGGCTTGTTAATTATCTTGAAACCTTAATCAGTGCAGAGATGTGGCCTATCATCACTTCTGCAACAACAGCATTCCATTTCCGATTACTCTGTGAACAATGGGCAATTCGAAATTGTGATGATAACTCACATGTTGATTGGCAAGGTCATGATTTCAGTAGTCGTGGTGACTATGGTATCTATGCATCAGCAATTGCTGGCATGGCTCATTTATCTGTGTTCCAAGGTACTGATTCTGTTTTTGGTCGTGAGATGTTTGAGCACGTTTACAAAACAGAACGTGGTGGTTCGGTAGATGCAACAGAACACTCTGTAATGTGCATGGGGATGAAAGATGGTGAACTTGATACTGTTCGTCGTCTTATCACAGAAACAACGCCAACAGGTATTGTATCAATCGTAAATGATACTTGGGATACATGGAACCATGTTGATAATATCTTACGTGAGTTAAAAGATGTCATTCTTTCCAGAGATGGTAAAGTGGTAACACGTCCTGATTCAGGTGATCCAGCTGATATTCTTTGCGGTTTGCCAGTTATTTGCTGTAACGTTACAAAACTTGATTATCACACTGTTGATGATGTTCATGATATTTTATGTCAGCGTTATGATCGAGAAATTACCGATTTCATTATTGAAACCATCAATGGGAAGAAATATATTGCATCTTATTTAGAAGATAAAGATGTTGGATTTGATTTCAAATGGTCTCAAATTGATAAACTAACTCCAGAAATGAAGGGTGTTGTTCAGTTACTTGATGAAATCTTTGGTCACTCTGTAAACTCAAAAGGTTTCAAAGTTCTTGATCCACATGTTGGCGTTCTTTATGGTGATTCAATCACTAAACAGCGTGCTAATGAAATCATGGAACGTTTACATGATAAAGGATATGCATCGTCTGCGGTAGTATTTGGTGTAGGTGCATTCACATATCAGTACATTACCCGTGATACCTTTGGTTTTGCAATCAAAGCAACATACGGTGTTGTTAATGGTGAAGCACGTGAAGTAATGAAAGATCCAATTACTGATCCTGGTAAGAAATCATTAACTGGTCTCATTTACCATTACTATGAAGATGGAGTCCTGAAATTCAAGGACAAAGCAACAGTTGAAGAAGAAGAGAACACTTCACTGTTAACCATTTTTAAGGATGGTGAAGTAACAACAACTGATTGGTCTGAGATTGAATCTCGTATTAAAAATAATTTAAAGCTCTATATTTAAGGATAAATAATGTCAACTTTAGTATTAAATAAAAATGAAACAACTCGCCTTTTAAACGAGAAAGGTACACCAGTTATTGATATCTCCTTTGGTGTTAACTGGGGTAAAATCAATCGTGCTGGAACATCAAAAGCTTCTGGTTTATTAGGTAAAGCTTTATCTTTTGTTGGTGCAGAGAAAGCTATCTTAGAAGATGTTGATTTGGACTTATCATTAATCTTAGCTGATGGTGATAAAAAGAAAGTTGACATTGTTTACTTTGGCAAGTTACGTTCCTCGTGTGGCTCTGTAACTCACACTGGCGATGATCGTTCAGGCGATGATGAAGATGATGGAATGGATAATGAAATCATCACTATCAAAGGTCTGAAAGTTCCAAGTAATGTTAAGCATATGTATGCAGTTCTGAATTCATACTCACATCAGAAGTTTGATGAGATTCCATATATTGGAATTAACATCTATGATGGTCTTGTTAAAGACGGAAAAGGTATGAAGATTGCTGAGTTTAACATGGAAAATGACAAGAAGTTCGCAGGAAAAGAATGCGCTATTCTTGCTCGACTTGATCGAACTGGTTCTGGTTGGGAAGTTACTGTTATTGGTGAAAATACTACTGATAAAACATTAACCGACTTAACCCGAACAGTTCTCCGTAATTATTGATAAGTGATAGGTGGCACTTAGGTGCTACCTTTTTACTGGAGTTAATTATGTTTAAAACATTTGTAGCTGTTTTAATCACAGCGGTTCAGTCATATAACTTAGGTCGTTATACTCAAATTGGTGACAATGAGGCAACATTGTTTTATATAGTTATGACTACTGTGACGATTGGTTGGACTATTGCAGTTGCACATCCATTTTTTAAAAAATAATCGATGCTCTGTTAGTTAAATGGATATAATAATCTCCTCCTAAGAGATAGTTGTAGGTTCGATTCCTACACGGAGCGATAAAAGGTATAATATGAAAAAAAGAACATGGATTATCTTATCTATGATATTAACAATTATTATTTGCACATTCTTTGTAAAACTAAGGTATGATATTGGTTTTAGAGGAGAGCAACTATATTTGGTATACCCAATAGGTGGTATTATTTGGGGTTTCTTAGCATTTGTTTTAATTGTAATTTCTGGTGGTACAATATTATCTGATGAGTGTGAAGAAAAAGGAGATCTCAATGAGAAACGTTGAATTGTTACAGAAGTTAATATTTGAACATAATGAATCAGATATTGCACATTGTCTTCTCGTAGAAAGTAAAATTGATGGTGTTTTAGATTATGTTTCACCAGAAGAATTGACTTCAAAATCAATTAAAAATGGTGCAACACTAGAAATGTTTCACTATATTAATAACTCCATTAATAAAAATGAAGATGGACTAAAAATAAATATACCAGAGCATTTAGAGTCAGATGTATGTTCAGATTATATAAGTCTATATTCTAAAGTAAAAAGCTTCAAAGATTTATTATTAGGCGACTCTGTACACATCGAGAATGAATATGGCATAGTTATTAATTATTCAGAAATACAGAAGCTTATTCAGATATGTTTTATAAATGGTAAAAATAAAACATATTCTATTGATGATGAGTCTGTGGATATTTTGAAACGGGATTATAATAAATCACCAGATGATAGATATGGCTGGTTATTATGAAACTATGTTATAGATGCTTGAAAGTTTATGATATCAATAAAATTGAATTAACAAGGAACAAAAGACACAAAGATGTTATGGAAAAGAAATGTCCATATTGTAAGTGTGTTGTTTATTTTTCATAAGGTATATAGTATGGCTTGTTGTGATGGTTGGAACCTTTTAAGTGATGGAAGTAAACCTAATGGTGTTTGCCCTGATTGTGGTGTAGATACTTTAGACGGGGATTCAGTAGAGGGGTGTTTCTATTCAAAAGTAGTTTGTGAAACATGCGGTGATGCACCTTGTGATGAATCCTGTTAATAAAATGGCCCTTTAGCTCAGATGGTTAGAGCGATCAGCTCATAACTGATTGGTCGCTGGTTCAAGTCCAGCAAGGGCCACCAATTAACCTTGTTAGCTCAGTGGAGAGAGCAACGATCTTCTAAATCGTAGGTCACAGGTTCGAATCCTGTACAGGGTGCCAATTCTATGGGGATGCATGCGGCAACTCTACCTTGGGCGTATGTCTATCAAACATCCGATAGTTCGCTACCCAAGGTGGGGTGGGTGGTTGGAATCCACCATTCTCCACAAACAAAGTGAGTTATTATGAAGAAACTACTATTAGTATTGACAATGGTTCTTTGTGGTTGCAACTCTTTTCCAAACCTAGATAATTCTAGAAGTGTTAATTGTGATGGACAGTTTGTTGTTTATGATCTTCCATACACAGGAAAACCAAAATATGTGTATGTAAAGTTTGATAAAATGAGAGAAACCTCTTACAAAACTACATACAGGTATGCACACAATAATATGAACTTAAAAATTGTTGGTGGATGGGTTAATAAAGATAATATTGTTGAGTTAAAATGCTATGAGTGACATAATACCAAAGTTTGAAGTAAAAGTGTGTTACGAAGATGGAAACTCTTTCAACACATATAAAGACTATGATACACTACCTTATGTGTGGTCAGATTTCAGTAAAGCTAAGAAAGCTTTTGACGCTGTTGTTAATTCAAGCCATAGGGATAGTACTATTGATGTTGAATTAGATGATGGCTCGGTTCAACCAGTAGCAAACTTCTGGAGCCATGATTATTTCCAAAGATTAGAATCTGTTGAAATTATAATCTCAAACTCTTTTTATGAGGTCTAAAATGAATATTGAAATAACTGAGAAAGGTCGGAAGTTTGTAAAGTTTTGTGATTTAAATTTTGGTGATACTTTTCAGTTTAAAGGTAATATTTATTTAAAAATAAAGGACGTTGTAGAAGATAATATCAATTCAGTTAACTTATCTGAAAATAGATTAGCAATGTTCCACCCAACGAATACACATGTAGAAAAAGTGAAGACAACAGTACTGGTGATAAGATGAAAATTAAATTTGACAAAGATAAACAATTAAAAGAATTCACTGTATTAAGATATGGTGATGTCTTCCTATTCAAAGATAAAGTTTATTTGAAAATTACTATAAACCATACAATAAATGCTATATCAATTACAGATATGAAACCTGCTTATTTTCACCCAGAAGATCGTGTAGAACTGAAATCTTCAGAACTAATCATAAAAGATTTATAATGAAACTTAAAAAACTAGAAGAATTAAATAAACCTTATAAAATTTATGCAGAGTATTTAGAATCAGGTGCAATAGATCAATTTGTTAATGTTATGTCACTTCCTGATGTAGTCCAAGGTGCATTAATGCCTGACGCCCACTCTGGATATGTACTTCCAATTGGTGCAGTTGTCTCAACAGCTGGGACAATATACCCATCATTTGTTGGATACGATATTGGATGTGGTATGTTCTCTGTAAAACTTCTTGGTGTAACAAAAGAAGAATTAATTAATAATGCTGAAACTATCAGAGATAAAATATTTTCAGTGGTTCCTGTAGGTTTCTCTAAAAATGAAAATCTTCAAGAAGCAAGTAAGTGGTTATCTCAAAAATTACTACCTAAGCACTCCAGCAGAATTAATGATATCCTTGGTCATGCTCCAAATTGTATTGGAACTCTTGGTGGAGGAAATCATTTCATTGAAATTGGATATGATGAAGAAGATCAAGTTTGGTTGACTATCCACTCTGGTAGTCGTTCTATTGGTCATGGAATTGCATCTCTCTATATGAAAATGGCTTCTGGAGATGATGGGAAAGCTGAAAGTGCATGCCATCTATTAGAGACTTCTGAAGAGGGCAGAGATTATATCCTAGATTTAGAATATGGTCTTCAGTTTGCACTGGCGAATCGTGAATATATTGCACAGCGTGTATGCTCTGTTAATGGGTTCACTATGGATGGTAATTCTATTATTAATAGGAACCATAACCATGCTGAATTCAAAGATAATTTATGGATTCACCGAAAAGGAGCAACACATGCTGATGAAGGAATGATGGGAGTTATTCCTGGAAATATGCGTGATGGTTGTTTCATTGTTCGTGGTAAAGGTAATCCAGAAAGCATGAACAGCTCCTCTCATGGTGCTGGTCGTGTTATGAGTCGTTCTAAGGCTAAGAAAGAGGTAACACTAGAATCCTTTAAAGAGTCTATGAAAGATATCCCAGGTGCTACTGTTGGTGAATCAACGATAGATGAATCACCTTTTGCCTACAAAGATATTTTTGATGTTATGAGACTTCAAGAAGATCTTGTAGAAGTTTTACACTATATTAAACCTGTTGTTAATGTAAAAGGATAACAAAATGTTACAAGAAAAAGATGGAATCGTATCAAGAGCTTCGAATGCAGATAAACGTTTTGAAGTACTAGAGGGCGGTCATTACACATACTCTCCAGCGACAATGACAACACCTCCTTATTTTAAAAAGGTGTCTGAGCCAAGTGTTCCTAGCAAGATTTACGGTGATCCATCGGCTAAAGTTATGGATGTTATGAAAACAATCCATGATCGTTCTCCACAAAACAACACAGGTGTATTGGCTGTTGGAGAGAAAGGCTCTGGTAAAACTATGATGCTAAACATTTTAAATAATGAATTAGCAAGTAAAATGGGGTTCCCAGTTATTCACTTTGATGCACCTTATGATGCAGCAACAATCACAAGCATGATTGAATTAGCTGGACGACCTTTGGTATTCTTTATCGATGAATTTGAAAAGAAATACCAACATAAAGATCAGCAAAATGATTTACTAACAATCATGGATGGTGGCATTAACACTGGTAATGTGTTCTTATTATCAGCGAATGTTAAAAGTGTAAGTGAATATATGATTGATCGCCCTAATCGTATCCACTATACATTTAAATATGACCACTTAGGTTGGGATATTATCCAAGATTATCTAAATGATAAATTGGATGATAAAACAAAAGCTGAATACTTTAAAATCATGTCTGAAAACTCAAACATGAACTTTGATATTCTGCAAAACCTAACAGCAGAAGTTAATCGTTTCCCAGATCGACCTTTTGTTGACTCTGTTAAAATGATGGGTTTGTCTATTCGACTAGACAGTGTTGAAAAGAAATATAAAATGACAGAGCTAACGCTTGGTGGAATTAATGTCAAAGGTTATGATCGTGAGTATAACCTGATTCCACATGTTGTATCTAAAGGAAAACAACAAATCTATATTGCTTTTGACAATGAAGCACTCCTGAAAATTGCAAAACAAAACCATCCTGAGTTTTTTGAACTGAAAGATGGGGAAGAGTCTTATAAGGTTTATTCAGATATCGAAAATCATTTAGATGATATCCCATGTGTAAGAAACAATGGAATGGATTACCGTCGATACAAGGATTATGAAGGAAATGAAAAGGAACACTTTTCTTTATCCTTCCATGTTGGAAGTGATGATCCAGCTTTTGTATCAGTTAAAAAGGATACAATTGAAGTTCATTTAGAATTGTTTGGACAGCCTTTATATGCACGATTAGATCAAGCCAAAGAAATTGATCTGATTGATGTAATCTTCTCCTAAAAAACAATGGGGAGTTACCTCCCCTTAAAAGTAAGGTTTAATTTTGAAAAAAGAAAATATGAATTTTATTGAAAAAGTTATGGAAAAGCCAAAGAAATACCTAACTCAATTAGCCATTGGATTAGGTATTCTTATCGTTGGTCTTAATTCTTACATTGTCGTTCAAGATGGGTCTGTCGTTACTCAAACATTCTTGGGTAAGGTCAATCCAAACATTATTACCCCAGGTTTTCATTTTGTTAATCCAATTGCAAGCTATGATACTTTTAGTACAAAAGATATTGCAATGAAGTTTGAAGCACTTCAAGTCCCATCCCAAGATAAGTTTAAATCTACTGTTGATATTACTGTAATGCTACAGTTTGATGGTAACAAAGCCCCTGTAAACAAAGTCAATGCTGGTAATCAAGACCAAGCGCTTGATCGTTATGTAACAGAGAAGCTGTTAAGTACAATCCGAGAATTCGGTAAATCTGTTCCTAAAGCACAGGATTTGTTTGATTCCAAAATTCAGAATGAGTTGCAGATTGCAATCCAGCAGGAAGTAGAGGAATATGCACGTCCTTACGGTTACACTGTTAAGCAGGTATTTCTGCAAGATATCACACTTCCCGAAGTGATTATGACACAGGTAACTAATACTAAGGTTCGTGAAGAACAAGTCAATGCCGAACTTGCAAACCTTAAAAAGGCAGAAGCCGTTGCACAACAGAAAGTTAAGCAGGCAGAAGCTGAACGTGAAGCTCGTAATAATGAAGCCCAAGCTAATGAGCGTGATGCAGATGCTCGGTTATATGCAGCACAGAAAGAGGCTGAAGCCAATAAAGCTTTACAACAAACAATCACACCTGAGATGCTTAAATGGAAGCAATTAGATGTTGATATGTTACGTGCTAAGGCATATAAAGGTGATGTACCACAAACAGTTGTTGGTGCAACCTATGATGGTCAAATGATCATGGATATGCGAAGTAAAAACTAAGTAGGTACTTATGAGTAAGTATAATGCTGAATTAAAAATTGAAGCATTCTTTATTGAAGAAAGGGTTGTGTCTGGATTAATTAAGAATGATACATCAACACACGGGAATCATCCATTCAAAGATGGAACCCCTGTTCTTACATCAAGAGTTGAATCTTTAATGACTGATGAAGATGGTGATTTAATACTTAAAACAAGAAACACTAAGTATAAAATTATCAGTTGATTTAAACCTAAGGTATACCTAGTGTGTACCTTATCTTAAATTTACTGGAGGTTTTTATGTTTCTTTGGCTTGATGATAATAGAAAACCGCCTGAGTATGTAATATCTACGGGCAAGACATACTGGGCACATGATCGAGACACTTTCATGAAATGTATCAACAATCACATGAAAGAAATAAAAGAAGTCTCCTTAGATAATGATTTAGGTATAAAAGATTTTGAAGGGAAAGATGCTTTCCTGATAATTGAAGCCCTTTTATATTCTAACAATCTTAATAATCTGAAAACAATTTATATACACTCACATAACTCTTCGGCTGTTGATTATATGTACTCTGCCAAAGATTCATTTAAAGATAAGTATAATGTGGATGTAATTCTTAGGAGATATTAATGTCTATATTTAAAAGACCGATCCTTTTCATACCAATAGCAGAATTCTTATTAATATTAACATGTTTTCCATATATCATAGATACTATTAAAAATAGATGGGATAATCTTTTAATATTTATGTATTTATTTTCAACATTGATGTTCGCACTATTAGCACTAATAATGTTACCTGAATATAAGTGGAGAGAAATAATTGGTAGCAAACTGTGGGAAGCAGAGTTAATGATCTCCATATCAGGATTAGTAATAAGTACTCTGTTGACCATTTTTGTCCACATAAAGATGGGTTAATTAATAACCTAAGAAGTCTTATGGGCTTCTTGTGATATTAATTAAAAGGAGTTATATGTTTTGAAATTCTTAGTATGCTGGTTAGCACTAACAATGAACACCTACATGGAAGCAGGAAATCAAGGTTTTGATGGAATGCACAGAGTTGCTGATGTAGTTCATAACAGGGTTGAAGATCCAAGATTCCCAGATGACGTAATGGGTGTACTACTTCAAAAGAATCAGTTTTCATGGTCAACAGTATTAAAGACCCGAGACGAGAAAGGATTCTTGGAGTATTATAAAACTCTTGAGAGAGGAAGATTGAAGCACTACGGTGAGCTAGAAAACTTCCAAACAGCAGGAAGAGTTGCACTAATGACTCTAAAACCTGGATATAAACCAAAGTACGAATATAAATTCTTTTACAGTGGGAACATAAAACCCTACTGGGCACAAGGAAAGGATATTCATAAATATAAAGATCATTATTTCATTAAATAAGAGGTATCAAAATGTTCTCATCTAAAAAATCATTGTCTTCTATCCTTTCTTCTTTTACCAAAGTTCGTGATGACCTTGTTTTGTTCTTATCTGAAAATAAAGAAAACATCACAACTGCTGAAAAAGAGTTGAAAACAATGAAGCAGGAACAGGCAGGTGCTGAGAAAGCACTTACAGCAGTAAAAGCTATCACTGGTGAAGAAATTATCTCCTCCAAGTAATATTTGTAAACTTCTTTGAAAGAAAAATTTAACTTAATTAATCGTTTATTAAAAGGTATTTAATCATGACTAAAGCAACTGCTAAAACAACTACATTATCTTCTATCGAATTTTCTCTGAAAGCAATTGGTGCTAATTTAGACCAAGCCCGAAAAGATTTAAAGAACACTAATCGTGAAATGGCAGCAGCTCGTATCGTCCGAATTCAATTATCATCAGTATTGACTGATCTTAAAAGTCAGATTCGACAAAATCAAATTGATAATAAGGGTAAAGGTTGCAACCGCGCTCTTGAGTACTCACGTCGCATGTTTGCTGATTCCTATGGTGAATCATTATTAGCTTTAGGTGAAATTAAATTCCGTCAAGCTCAAATCAAGCAGTTTATCCATGAAACAGAAGAGCATGTTCGCAATCTGGATAAAATGTTTGAAGAATTAAAGGCTGAACAAAAATGATTATTACTGTTAAAGACAAGTACAATCAAATATCAAAGAAATATTTCAAGAAGCGTTATCTAGCGCTTCTTATTTTCTTGGTACTAGTTATTACTCTCGGTTACTTCAGAGGCATACAGTTTAAAGACTGTGTTCTGGCCCAATACGACCTAAGCCGAGATACAACTTTCCGAGTTTTAACTGGACAATGCACTGTTACTGGAAAAGATGGTAAGCAAGTGTATGTAAATCAACTTCGTGGTATTGGTGAAGAAACAGAGGAATAAGATGTATCTAACATTAGTAGGTGAGAACGGCTGGATGTTCCGAGAAGACGTCCCATGCTTTGGTATGCTGTCTGATTTAGACTGTGTTGTTGAAAATGAAGACTGGGAAGATGTACCACTTGATAATATCTCTTCAAGCAATCTTGAAAGCGTTATTTACTACCCAAGTGATCGATTCTCATCAGAAAAATACATATTCAAACAAGTTCGTGGGGATATGGATTCAGAAGAATTCCTTAAACAGTTAACTGATAAGGTTCTTAAAAATCCAATGAGTAATGGGATGTTTGATCATATCACCTTTGGTGAATATGTTGTCCCTGATTATGAAGAAGAAGAGTATCATATCGATAATGAATCTGCAATGATGAAAGTCTATGGTTTTGAAATAAAAACTAAAGGTTTGAATATGCAGAAGACATTATTGCCAGCTATGATGATCCGAAATATTTTAAATGATACTGACATTGGTCGGGTGTTTAAAATGTTAACTGATGAAGGGTTTGATTGGCACTTCTCATTCATGATATCTCAGATGTTTTATATGTGTACAGATTACTCTGGCAACACATACTTGAATATTGTTGATTACGACTCAACTATTCTTCCACACTACGATGCCACTTTGGAAGATTTCAAGAACATGTGTACTGGTGATTTTAAACAAATCTATCAGGGCGATTGGGGCGATACTGAAAACGGTTATGGTCGATTTGGTCACTATGATGGCGGTGATGCAGGTCAATTTGATCGAAACAAAGAGAGTTTAACATTAACTCACACATTCCTCAGTGATGAAATGAATGGGGACTTATTAATTCCAAATGAGATCTCATCAAAACAAATCACCATTGAAATCTTCTTAGACTTAGCTAAAACCATTTACGAGGAGTATAAAAAATGGAATATAGCGTAGCATTGAAGACTGGGGTAAAGGGGCATGTACCAAGTGCCCCATGCTTTGGTAAAATGGCATCATCTGGATGGGGTGGTGTAAGAGATCAACGTCACCCAGGAGTTATTGTAGGAAATGATAATAAGAATCTTCATTCTTTTATTGAATTTTCTATAAGTGCTAACATTAATAACCCAAGTATTTGGGAGAACAATGTTGGTAATTTCAACTTCATAACAGAAGAAGAAATGACTTCTTTAAATAAAAGGGAAAGAGCTGAAAAGAGTGTTATAAAACATCTTCAAGCTATTTTCGATGATCTTAAAATATACAATGGGTGCATTTCGGTACACCCTATCTTGAAAGTTGTTCGTGCCCACATTAAAGATAACAAAGCAGATAAGATCATAACTGGTTTATTCTTGGCAAGAAACCTAACCACTGGTAGTACTATATCCAGAATGTACACCGACATGATTGGTTGGGGTTATAGACCATCTTTTTCTGCTATCGTTGCCCATCTACTCCACAGCAATGTTGGTGCTTTTTCAAGATCTTACTCAGTACAATGGGTAGGTGAAACGAACTGGGTAAGTCCTGCCTCATTTGGTAAAAGATCTTTAATAAGAATGATGTCAGGTGATTTCCAAGATGACTGTTTCGTACAGGAAGAATGGAAAAACCAAGGATATTATCGTAGAGATGATGGATTTGGTAGACGATTATCGCGTTTCAATGGTCGTGGAAGAAAGTTAATCGATTGTCTAAGTGTTGAGAACGATACACATTTCCTCTCTGATCCAAGTGTTACTGGGGATCATAGACGTGATGGAACGGAAGAAGTTGTTACCGTAAATCACAGAGGGTTCCAAATCCCTAAACTGGTTGTTGAAATGGAAACATTTCTGGTTGAAAACAATATTAACCCATTCGCTTAAAAGGTAAATAAAATGAGCTTTAAATTAACTATCGGTTCTGATCCAGAGTTACTAGGTTTTGATATTAAAACAGGTTTAATCGGATCTTTCGCTGGACGACTTGGTGCCAGTAAAGAAGAGAAAAAGCATTTGTCTGAAGATGTGCGTATTCAGGAAGATAACGTGCTAATTGAATATGATATCAACCCACATGAAACATGGGCTGGTTTCAATGATAACATGGCTCGTGGCATTTCTGCTTGTTACACGGAAGCAAATAAAATTGGCATGTCAATTGCCGAGGGCGTGAGTTCTCATATCTTCTCTCAAGCAGAACTGACTAGTTTCCATAAAAGCGCATTTATCTTTGGTTGTGAGCCAGATTATAATGCCTTAACTGGTACACGAAACCCAAAACCTAAAGCAGCTGATCCAGGTCTTCGTACAGCTGGTGGGCATATCCACATTGGTTTTGAGGGTGAATTAGATGTAACACAAATGAATCAGAGCATTCTGGGTGTTATGTGTGACTTCTTCTTAGGTGTACCATCCTTGTTATTAGATAACGATGATCGTCGTCGTGAACTATATGGTAAAGCTGGTGCATGTCGCTATAAAACATATGGTATCGAATACCGCACATTGTCGAACTTCTGGATTGCTAAAGAAGAGAATCGAAAATGGGCTTGGGATCAATCTCATAAAGCTTTTGGTGCCCTTAAAGAGGGCTCATTTAAAGAGCTAGTGGCAAAGGTTGACCCAAAAGAAATCCAGCGTGTCATTAATGAAAATGATAAACGTTCAGCAGAAGCATTGATTAAATTATTAAAGGTAATGTAAAACATGTTAGCCGATGATTTCAATATGTATTATAGTGGAACATACGTTGGACTAAAAACAGATGAGGGGCTAGTCCCCTTTTATGTTGAAAGTGTCTACAATGATGATTCCATTCTTGATTTTGACAACATGTCAAGATCTGAACGACGTGATATGGAATTCAGTGTTGAAGCAGAAAATGCTTTAGTGTTCACTGGATATCGTATAACATCTGATGGGCGACAACATTCTACACAAGTCCCGATGACTTCGGAAAACCTTGTTCTTGATCCACCTGATTCACATTACACGGTTTATAATAACACGCCATATTGGATTACTTATTCATCATGCCGTTCAACCAAGAAAGGTATCAATGATCGTAAACTAAGAGGTTATCCTACTTTTAGTCATCGATTTATGTATGCTTTTTATCAACCTCAGACAGATGAGAGAATCGTCAATGAGGTATTCTTTAAACGTGATAATGGTGATATCGATTATAAAGGTGCTAAGATTGGAACAAAAGATGGTGAAACCATCACAATCTTCAGCGAAGCAAGATATCTTATCCCTTATTTAAATGAAGGATTTCCAGAATGCCAGGTAGTTATCGAGGAATAAGGTGGTCTAATAATAACTCATCAACACGGGCAATGACAAACAGGAGCACTGCCCCTTCTTATACCCAAAGAAGAACTGAACCTCACCCTGAACCAACCTCCAGTAATCAGAGAACAACTGATCATGATATTTCATCTATGATTTATGCTTCTCCAAGTCCTATAAACTGGGATGAGTTGGTCAGCAGAATGACAACACGATCTGTTGAGGATGTGAGTTCTCAGGTTATTGAAGACTCTATCGATATTGAGGTTCCAGTAGAAGAATCATCACAAGATGAGGCTATTGTTGATGAGTGGTATGGGACACCTGAAGATCAAGAGAATGAAGAACCTGATTCATTCAGATCAGAACATTATCAAAGTGGTCTTTTTGGTTTTAATATACCAAGAGCAAGAAGAACAATTCCAAATCAACCAATTTCAGGAAACACAGAGGTTATAACAATGCCAACAGTTGCTAGCACTTTTGGAATGAGAGCTAGTTATCCAACAATTGAAAGTCATCCTTTGATTGTAGGTACTAATTTAGCGGGTGTAGAAATTGAACTAGAAAACCTAGGTGAAGTTTCTCATCCACGATTCCAGTATTGGTCTTCGAAAGAAGATGGTTCACTCCGTAATGGTGGTATCGAATATGTTTGCTCATCTCCTTGGGGAGGTCGAGATTTATATAACGCTGCTATTGAAATCGATTCATTCCTTTTCAATAACACACCAGATGAAACATGGCGTTGTTCAACTCATGTTCATGTCGATGTACGTGATATGACAGAAGAAGAAGTCAAGAAGATGATTCTGGCTTATTTATTCTATGAACGTCCTTTATTCCGTTGCTCTGGTTTCCACCGATATCGTAATAACTTCTGTGTGGCTTTAGGTTTTGCTCAGGAATATATTGATATCTTATCTGATAATTGGAATAAAGAAAACTTCTTATCACACATTGTTGTTAACTGGAATAAGTATACAGCAATGAACCTTTGTCCAATGTCTTCTTTTGGTTCAATTGAATTCCGTATCTCTGAAGCCAAATGGCGTAAAGGTCGTCTTATTCGACTGGTAAATAGATTCTTATCTCTTAAAGAGGTTGCTAAGGGTTTTGAGGGGACTGACGAAGAGTTCTTAGAAATGCTTAATAGTACACCTATTGAGAAAGTAATCCGTAAAGGTTTACCTAAGAAGTGTCCAGATTTCTCGAAAGACCTTAGCATTGGTTATAAGTTATGTAATGATATTCTGTCTCGTAGTAAAATTCGACGCAGAACTATTACAACTTTAATCCCAGAAGAAACATCAGTCCAAGGGGATAGAGTTTATAACATGACACGTGGCTCCTATCACACAGCTGGTTGGGATCATACACGTAACGTCCTTTCTACCAGAACCGAGTATCGACTACCTGATAGTAAGCCATTATTGCCTACTTTCTCTTGGGTAAATAAAATCCAGACTGTTATGAACTCATTAGAGTCTACGTTTGAGCCTGGTTGGTTCTTCCGAGATCCGGATGTTCTACAAGAATATCTAAACTGGCGACGTACTATTTAAAGTAAAAGCCCCCTAGAAACAGGGGCTTAAATTGTGTTTAAAATTAAATGTAAAACAAGGATTATTAAATATGTGTGGTATTGTACTAGCTGGGACAAAAACTACTTTAACTGCAAATGAAGTTGGAGTATTCCAGAAATTATTATTCTGTGATACTTTCCGAGGAGAACATTCTACTGGTGTTTATTCTGTCTTTAAAGATGGAAAAGAGATGGATTTAATCTGGGCTAAAGAAGCAATCCCAGGTGATCAATTCTCCCGCTCCCCATTGTTCAAAGAGGTCAGTGAACGTGAAGAGTACACTGTAACTTCAACTGGTAAAACATATACTAAATCAACAGTACGCCCAAGCATTATGGTTGGTCATAACCGTTATGCAACACAAGGTGCTATTAATGCAAAAAATGCTCATCCATTTACACATGGGCATATCACTCTTGTTCATAATGGAACATTAATTGACCAAGGTTTATTGCCAGATAGTAAAGATTTTGAAGTAGATAGTGAAAACATCTGTCACTCTATTGCAAAAATTGGAATCGATGAAACAGTTCAGAAATTGGATGGTGCGTTCACATTAGTGTGGTTTGATGATAATGAAAAAACATTAAACATTCTACGAAATGAAGAACGCCCTTTCCATTTAGCAGAGACTAATACTGGTGAATGGTATGGTGCCTCTGAAGAAGAAATGTTGATGTGGATTCTTAATCGCAAGAAGTATTCTCCAACAGTAAAACGCCACTTTGAATGTGAAGTTGGTGTTCAGTATATCTTTGATGCCACTAACATGACATTAAAGGAGGAAAAGAAGCATACGCTTCCTACCTTTCCCAAGTACTCATACTGGAACCGGAGTTATGATGATGACAACCTTTATAACTATGGCAACTATAGTAAAAAATCTTTTCCGAACAAAGTAAATAATAAAGACCCACATGCTGGTGTAAATGCGATTATCAAATCTGTACTTCCTAACAAGAAGATTGGTGATCGTATTATCTTCGAAGCATTAGACATCCGACCATACGGAAGAAATTCTGACAGAGCACAATTAATTGGTTGGATCAATAATGAAGATGAGTATATCGAAATTCAATGCCACGGTATTCGTCCTGAAGAAGTTGAGAGAGAGAAATCTTACTCTGCTGAAATCACATCTGCTTACTTTATGAACCACTGTGTTCATATCATGGTTAAGGATTTAAAAAATCCTAATGATGTAGTCCGAATGGATGCTTCTGCAATTCTAGTTGATTTAAATAAAAAATTAACAAGTATCCCAGAGTACGTGGATGACACAATTGAAGAAGTCATTGATAGTCTATCTGAAGATACACCAACACAGGAGCTTACTACTGTGACAGGTGAGACTTTCACGGAACAGCAGTGGATTCGTAAGGGTGATATGCAGACTTGTGCAAATTGTAGTTCACCTATTGATTTTGAAGACGTACCAGAAACAATTATTGTACATGATGTTGCTTTCTGTTGTGATGAGTGTTATACTGAAGTTATGGGTACACATTTAGATAATAAGGTGGTCGAGAAAGAAGTTTGCCGATTTTGTGCAAAAGAATTTGAGCCATCAGAAATGTCAACAACAGATGTATCCTGTTGCAAAGAGTGTGAAAAAGTCTTCAAATCAAACCAAACAGGTGGTGACACAGCTTTTCGTAAAACCCTTAGAAATGGTTTCAAGGTTTCTAAAAGTAATTGGGAAAAGATGAATGAGTGTAGCTCTTGTTTTCACAGGATCCCTTGGAGTGAAGCACCACTAACATCGTTCCAAGGTCAGAAGCCAATTTGTCCTAATTGTCAAGGAGTAGTTTAAAATGGAAGAAATGAAAGAAGCAAAAGTATTGCGTCTTGACAAGCCAGTCGTAGTCCGTAAAATGCCAATGACGGATCACGGGAGTGATCTCCTCAGGGCTGTGCGTGAATACCAAGTTAAGGTGTATAAAGAAAAGAAAGGAGAGGATGTAATTATTCCTTTCCCTGTTAGTATCTACATGATGCTTAACGAGTACTGTCATTTAAAAGGTATTAAACCATAATGGTTTCTCAAAGCAAGTTGTTAAAACGAGATATTAATACTTTAAAGCGTTTATTAGAAGGGAGATTATTCTCCCAATTCTATGTGTACAAAGAAGTTATAAATGCAAAAACACCTCTTGAATTTGAAGCCGCAATGAATCGGTATGTAAATCTAGAGGAAAGTATTAACAAGATCACAATTCGATTATCAAGAAAAGAAAGCGAACTAAAACTCCAAACTAAAGGTAAATAAAATGTCAAGATTAGCAATTTTCTCTCATGCACCATCCGATACAGTAAACTTAATCCGTGAACAAATCAATGGAATGGAAGATCAGCGTATTATTAAAATACGATCAACTGGATCAACTTTCCGAGGTCGCAGAGGTGATTTGATTGTTAACTATGGTTCTTCTTCTTTGCCAGAAAGTATTATTGGTAGTGCAAGAATTTTAAACCACCCTCAAGCCATTTCTAACGCTTCAAACAAACGAACAGCAATGAATATTCTCCGTGAAAACAATATTCCAATTGTTGAAAGTACAACTGATCGTGAAGAAGCACAACAATGGATGGATAATGGCTCAGTTGTTTATGCTCGTACTCAATTGCAAGGTCACTCTGGTGCTGGTATTGTTGTATGTGCTAACGAAAATCTTTTATCACAATTGGCTGATATTGGATCTTCTGTTGAAACAAGCACATCTTTGGTTAATGCAAACCTGTACACAAAAGGTTTAACAGAACAACGTCGTGAATTCCGAATCCATGTCATGAATGGTGTTGTTACTTATGTACAACAAAAACGCCGCCGTGATGGGTATCGTGAGATGGAAGAGTACAGCAATGTTGTACGAAACTATCACACAGGTTGGATTTATGCTACCCAAAACGCTGATGTAATCGATAGTGCAAAGGTTGCAGCAGTTCAGTCTGTAAGTGCTTTAGGGCTTGATTACGGAGCTGTTGATGTTATCACCAGAATGGATAATTGCTGGGTCTTAGAAGTCAATACAGCCCCCGGAATGACAGGAACAAATCTGGAAACATTCTGTAACAACATTATTCGTGTAAAGAACGGTGATAGCCCAGAGGGTGTTTCTGTTGATTTGCAAGAGCTAGTTGATGAAATCAACGAGACAGAAGCTGAAACTCCAGAAAACTTACCATTAACAGATGAAAACTGGTCAGGACGTTTCGTACGAATAAAACCACACACTTATGGTGAAGTAGATGCTAGGCCTTTATGCCAAAACATTGGTTTAGTAATGGGTGTAAGTGACAATGAACACTTGGTTATTTGTGTATACAACCATAGAGGTGATGTAGTACATAGTATGCATCGCGTCCTTATAAATAAAAATGATGTCGAATCTTTTGTTGCACCAAGGACATTAACACAAGAACAAGTTAATGTTTATGGTTTACGAATAGGATCAGTATACGAAGTTAATGGTGTTAAGTATATTGTCAACAAGCCACTACGAAATGATAAAATTTCATCAACCAGACTTCCAGCAACAGGTTGGGTGAGTTCTGGAGTTGAGCATGATCTAGGTATTATTGATCCAACTAGTGTTTATGATTCAGGTTTACTAGATTTATCAGTACCAATAGTTGGAAGTAATGTTTTCATTAGTCCTAATAGTCTTAACCGAAGCGAAAGCCAGAGAAGAATTGGTTTAACATTTGCAATGTCTGAAATGGCAAACTCCGGAACCATCATGAAGATTAGTACCATAAATGGTAGAGGTTTATATAATCTGGTTCATGGCTCTGATATGTACAGCTATGTCTCAGATTTAATAGTCGGAGTAACCGAAAGTAATATCAATACTTTCGCAGAAGAAGCAAGGGCTGAAGCAGAAAGATTACGTGCAGAAGAAGAGCGTATTCGATTAGAGGCTGAGGCTGAAAGAGCTAGACAATTAGCTGAGGCTGAACGATTATCTTCTGGATTAACCAATAATGGTATTTACTTATTGTCAGTCAATGGAGAAAACTCTGTCGGTGTTTATAAATCAGAGTTCAGACACTTTGAAATCGTAGCTTGGGAAATCCCTGTTGATTTAACTGATTGTACAGTTGGAGATCTTTTAGGTGAATTACAAACTAACTAACGGCGAAGATGTACAGTTGTCAACTAATAGTGAAGCAGCCATTTTTTGTTACCTGATTGCCCCTTTTAAGGGGCTTTCTTTTGAGGGTAAAGTTCCAAAGATAACTGTAACACCTGATGTTGAGCACATAATTAAAGTTCAGAAACGTTTATATAAAAATAAACAAAAATCTGAACAAAATGAACGTCTAGTGGCTATGTATTTACAAGAGCAAGAAGATGCTTTTGGTAACGCATGGATTAATGACGATATTCCATTCTGAGGAAAAGATGATATCATACAGCATTATTGAAAAAACAGAAAACATTGAGCTTGTAAATGTGAGAACATCCGATAAAGATCAAGATGTTGCACTTATAAAAGATCAAGTAGCTATCATACCTGTTATGCAACAAGATAATCCAAAAAATAATTTTGTTGTAATAAAAGAGGGGAAGAATGCACTATTAGATATCCCTATCCTTTCTTCCCACTCAAAAACTAAAGATAAAGAAGATCCTTATGAAGTAGCAGAGGATCTTATGAAATCTTTACAAATCAACGGAAACACTGAATTAATTGGAAAGTTGGTAATAAATACAGATTTAGTCCCAACAATAACCTATGTGTTTATCGTCCACTTAGAGGGTAATGACTTATCAAGTATTAACACACTTGGTAAAACACTCTCTAATCTAGAAACATGTTGTCAAAATTCAAAAATCTTAATTGAATCCCCATTAGCTTATGCTGTTAAGCATCTTTCTAAGGATTTAGAATTATGAAAAACATTTTAGAACAAAGGATTAAAAGAGTAGTCCTAATTGCTTTTATTAACAAGAAATTAAAAATACTATACAAGAACTGGAAAGGTGTAGTTTCCTTTAGGAATATAGAAATAAAATCTATTTGGAAAGGGGAAACTGAATACCACAAAGGTGAGCAGTATTTTGTAACAGCTCTAGATTTAGATAAAAATGAAACTAGAGACTTCGCAATTAATGATATTATCAGTATTCCATTAGGAGAAGACATGCCAATCTTAAATAAATACAAAGTGGGTTTAAAAGGTGGAGATTTGCTTACAGTAAAAGCAGAACGATCTATCTCTGATTCAACTTGGACTCATTTTTATAATGGTGAGAACCGACACGAAGAAAAGAATTTCGTGGCAGCTTTTCGATCATCTGAAATTTTATACATCACCAAAGAAAGCAAGTAAGAAATAGTCAGGGAGATTATTAATGGAACAACAAGGAATGTTAGTTACTAAACGTGATGGAAGTCAAGAGCCTTTGGATCTGGAAAAGATTCACAAAGTAGTAACATGGGCTTCAGAGGGTTTAAATAATGTATCTGTGTCTCAGGTAGAATTAAGGGCGCAGATTCAGTTTGCACCAAACATGAAGACTTCAGATATCCATGAAACACTTATCAAAAGTGCGGCGGATTTAATCAGTGAAGAGTCTCCTGATTACCAATATTTGGCAGCCCGTCTATCTATATTTAATTTGAGAAAGAAAGCTTATGGAGGTTATAAACCACCTAAACTTTATGATCATATTAAAAAATTAGTAGACATGGGTAAATATGATAGTCACATTCTTGAGGATTACTCTGAGAATGAGATTAATATGATGGATGATTTCATTGATCATGATCGAGATTTAGATTTTGCCTATGCAGCTGTTAAACAGTTAGAGGGTAAATATCTTGTTCAGGATCGTGTTAGTGGTGAGATTTATGAGAGCGCTCAGTTCTTGTACATGTTAGTTGCAGCTTGCCTATTCTCTAAATACAGTGGAGAAAAAAGGATGAAGTTTATCCGAGATTTCTATGATGCAACATCCACTTTTAAATTATCACTACCGACGCCTATTATGGCTGGTGTGAGAACTCCAACACGACAGTTTAGTTCTTGTGTACTGATTGAAGCTGGTGATAGTTTAGATGAGATTAACTCTGCATCTAACGCTATTATTAAGTATGTATCACAGAGGGCTGGTATAGGTATTAATGCTGGAGCAATTCGTGCTTTAGGAAGCCGTATTCGAGGTGGAGAAGCTTTCCATACCGGAGTAATCCCTTTCTATAAACACTTCCAAACAGCAGTAAAATCTTGTTCTCAAGGCGGTGTTCGTGGTGGTGCTGCTACATTGTTCTATCCACTCTGGCATTTAGAAGCTGAGAGCTTACTTGTGTTACGAAACAATAGGGGTGTTGAGGAGAACAGGGTTAGACATTTAGATTATGGTGTTCAAATTAATAAGACACTTTATAATCGTTTAATCCAGAATGGGAATATTACACTGTTCAGTCCATCTGATGTACCTGGACTTTATGAGTCTTTCTTCAGTAATCAGAATCAATTTGAAGCCTTGTACCATCAATATGAAAATGATGATAGTATTAGGAAGAAAGTTGTCAGGGCTGTGGATTTATTCTCAACCTTAATGCAAGAACGGGCGTCAACTGGTCGTATTTACATCCAGAACGTAGACCATTGCAACACCCACAGTCCGTTTGATTCAGAGGTAGCACCTATTAAGCAATCAAACTTATGTTTAGAGATTGCACTTCCAACGAAACCAATGAAAGATTTAAAAGATGAAGACGGTGAAATTGCATTATGTACTCTGTCTGCTTTTAATCTTGGTAAAATTGACAATCTTGATGAGTTAGAATACTTATCTGAATTAATTGTTCGTGGGCTTGATTCTCTTTTAGACTATCAAAACTACCCAATTATTGCAGCTGAGTTATCATCTAAGAGACGAAGAACTTTAGGTGTAGGTGTTATTAACTTTGCATATTACTTGGCTAAGAATGGTGTTAAGTACTCTGATGGTAGTGCAAACAACCTGACTCACCGAACCTTTGAAGCAATCCAATACTACCTATTGAAAGCTTCTAATAAATTGGCAAAAGAGTTTGGTGCTTGTGGGTTATTCAATGAGACTACTTACTCTAAAGGAGTTCTACCAATCGATACTTATAAAAAAGATATTGATTCAATTGTGACTGAAAAACTTCACATGGATTGGGAAACCTTGAGGAAGGAAATTGTTGAAAGTGGCTTGAGAAACTCAACCTTAACAGCGTTGATGCCATCAGAAACATCTTCTCAGATTTCAAATGCCACTAATGGTATTGAGCCTCCTAGGGGTTTTGTAAGTGTTAAAACCTCTAAGGATGGGATCTTAAAACAAGTTGTCCCAGAGTTTGATAAACTTAAAGATAACTATGAATTATTATGGAGTATTCCTAATAATAGTGGTTATTTACAACTTGTTGGTATTATGCAGAAGTTCGTTGACCAAGCAATTTCAGCTAATACAAATTATGATCCTAAGAGATTCCAAGATGACAAAGTTCCAATGAATCAGTTATTAAAAGATTTGTTAATGGCTTATAAATTTGGACTCAAAACTCTGTACTACCAAAATACACGAGATGGGGCTGAAGATTCTCAAGAAGATTTAGACTCAGATTGTGAAAGTGGTGCTTGTAAGATTTAATTTATAGAGGGGTGAATTCCCCTCTTTATTATGAGGTAATAATGTCTAAAAAATATACAACATTCTCACAAGTGAAAAACAATCAACTTGAAGAGCCAATGTTCTTAGGTCAAAATGTTAATGTATCTCGGTATGATCAGCAGAAGTATCCAATCTTTGAGAAACTAATAGAGAAACAGTTATCTTTCTTTTGGAGACCAGAGGAAGTTGATGTAAGCCAAGATCGAATTGATTACATGAAACTCCCAGAGCATGAAAAACATATCTTCATTAGTAACCTTAAATATCAAACACTGTTGGATTCTGTTCAGGGTCGATCTCCAAACGTTGCATTACTTCCAATTGTATCTATTCCAGAGTTAGAAACATGGATTGAGACTTGGTCATTCTCTGAAACTATTCACTCTCGTTCTTATACGCATATTATTCGTAATATTGTAAATGATCCATCTATCATCTTTGATGACATTGTCGAGAATGAAGAGATTAAAAAGAGAGCTACAAGTGTTTCTAAGTATTATGATGAGTTAATCAATTATAACAACTTAGTAAGTATACATGGTTATGGTAACTACAAAGATAAAGAGGGTCTTGTTAAGACTTTATCTTTACGTGAACATAAGAAGTTAATTTACTTATGCTTAATGAGTATTAATATTTTAGAAGCAATCCGATTCTATGTAAGCTTTGCATGCTCTTTTGCTTTCGCAGAACGTGAGTTGATGGAAGGTAACGCTAAGATTATTAAACTTATAGCACGAGATGAAGCTCTTCACCTAACTGGAACTCAACACACTTTAAACATTCTAGCATCTGGAAAAGATGATGAAGATATGGCATCCATTGCCGCTGAGTGTCAAGAAGAGTGTATCAAAATGTTCCTGGATTCTGCAAATCAAGAAAAAGAATGGGCTAAATACTTATTCTCTAAAGGTTCAATGATTGGTTTGAATTATGATATCCTATCTGCATATGTAGAGTATATCACAAATATTCGAATGAGGGCTATTGGTTTGCCAGTATTGTTCGAATCTAAATCAAACCCAATCCCTTGGATTAACTCTTGGTTGGTGTCAGATAATGTTCAAGTTGCTCCACAAGAAGTTGAAGTGAGTTCTTATTTAGTTGGTCAAATTGATTCTAAAGTTGACACATCAACATTACTAGATTTTGAATTATAGTTCCGAGCCTCCTAACGGGGGCTATTTTATATTATAAACATATCAAATAGAGGAATATTAAATGTTCGTATATACAGCCAACCCGTCTGTTGAAAGCAATGGTATCTTTAGAAGTGAAAATCTAAAAGAAGTTGAAGATAGGTATATAAAAGATATCTGTGATGGAGTTTTAGATGATCTTTCATACGCCTATAGAGGGGTAACTCTGAAAGTGACGGATGAACATCTTTTAAAAATGATTATAAGATCCAGAATAGTTAGCAGATATATTGTCAGCATTGATGATAATGGCAAGATGGTGGATCTAACTGGAAATTACTCTAAAAGGGTTGTTTTTAAAAATATGGCATATAGAGGTGTTAGTATTTTATTTAAAGATGACTCAGTTATACCACATGGTAACTGGCATGAGTGCTTTATAGATAAACACTTCTTAGAAAGAATAAAACTGATTTTTGATGAAAGAAACCCCAATCTGGGTGGTGTGGAAGATGTATCTGTATCTGGGATTAATGGTAGCATGAGTCTGAACTTATCATTTCCAAATAAAGAGACATTGGATAAACTTCTTTATACAATAAAGAATAGTTTAATCTACAAAGTTATAAACAGTAGAGGTTGATATGTATAGAGTAGAACATTCCTTATTTGGTGTTTTAAAAATGAAATCAAATTCACCTAAAGAGGTTGAAGATTTTTTAATATCAGAAATTGTTGATGATATAACATATAACATGAGCTCAGTTTTTACAAGAAGCAGATCAAATATATTAATAAGTAAAAAATATATAACACGACTGATAATTGAATCCAAATCCAAATTTAGAAAAATCACATTAAATAAAAAAGATGTAACAAGTGAATTCCTGACGATAGCAGAGTATAAACAAGGGTTATATAAAGATGTATTCTTGGTTAAGGAAGATGATGGGGACAGGTGTCTGTTTGTAAGAATACCAACATATTACATTGATCAAACACAAGAGGATGTTATTAAAACTCATGTAGATTTTAAGGTAGAGTCTATCGAATATGGTGATGCAGTAAAAGGCGGATCTAGTACTGGTGGTATTATGGTTTTCTTTAATGAAGAACAAATGAGTAGGATATTTAAGGGTATTTATAAACACCCAAGAACACAAAGATTGAACTTGGAGGGTAGAGGTAAATGTACCAGTTAAGAGGTATAAATCGAGATTATGTTTGGGTAGATAGTCTTGATATTAATGAACTAACAAGTATATACTTTGACTTGGTAATTAATAACCTAAGCACGTGTTTATCTTTTGTTTCTTGTTATGAAGATATGTTTAAACACTACCCAATAACGAAAGAGCTTATTGCAAAATCTTTGAGGTGTTCAGTCACTGTTTTTGACACATCCGTGAATAAAGAAGTGACAAACATTTTTGGATGCAATATAAAAGATGATGGTTCTTATTACTCGTTAAAAGCTGATCACTTAGGTTATCATGGCCATTATGAAAAAAGCTATATGGAGGATCATCTCAAATTTATAAAAGAAAATCATGGAAATGAATTGAGACTTTATAGTTCAGATTTATCAACACAATCACGACAAGTTATTGGTTTTAGAACTGTAACAGCTCCACGTGAGGATATATTTGAAGCAAATTATATTCCAAATAACCCAAATCGTTTAATCTTGAATGAAAACAGCTTCAACACTCTTTTAGAAAAACTTAAAGATAAACACAGATTCTTTAATTACGATTTTTAATTTTAAGGTAATAAATTATGTCAAAAAGTAATGCAAAATTAGCTCCACAAGAAGGCAACGTATTCATCGCAACTTACGGTTCATTACGATTAGGAATGGAAAACTTCCGAGTAAATGCACGTGGTGAAGGGGTTCATGTAGGAACTGGTAAGACTGTTGATAAATTCAACCTGTATGCTTATGCAAGTTCATACTTCCCGAGTGTGTCATTAGTCCATAATGATAATGATAAACAAGTTGTTGTTGATGTATTCGAGGCACCTATTAGTGGTATGGAGGGTGCTTACGATGCATTAGAGGGTTTCTATGAAAAAGATAGTCCCCAAAACTTCTATAATCGATCAATTATTGAAATTGAATTAGATAACGGTGATCGATTAGATGCTTGGATTTATCATATTGATGAAGAACAACCTACACTGGTAGAGTCTGGTGATTGGGTTGAGTACAAACGTAAGTAATAAACTGAGAATATAATACAGAGGGTGAAAAATGTCTTTATTTAAAAACGGTGATTCAGTAGTTGTTTCAAATAATAATCTACTAAGTTATTGCACGAAGGGTGTTGTATTAAAAACACTTGACAAAAAAGGGATAGTTTTAGTGTCATGGCTGGATGGAGCTCCGCCACTTCGGATCAAGGAAGACAATTTATCAAAAATAGAACTCGTAATCAAATATTCTCCAGTATTTATTTTAAGTGGAGTTCGATCAAAAACTGGACTCTTTGATACTAAAGAAGAAGCCCAAGAAATTATCAATCGATATGAATATACCAAAGACTTAGGATTAGACTTAGGTTTTGATATCGAAGAAGAAGAAATCTACACAGGTGGTGGGGTGCCTTTCACCCTCTAAATAAATCTCAGGGAAGAAATAATGTCAAAACCATATGGAAATAAAATAATTTTAGGTGATAGTGCCTGTCCTACTTGCCGTTCAAGAGGGCATGATAAGACGGGCAACCATTTGATTCACATGAGAAATGAAGAGAATGGTGAAGAGTGGGCTACATGTAATAGATGTGGTCACTATGAGGAAATCACTGAATCTAACAAGGAAGAGTACGAAAAGATCAGAAAGGTTCAGGTTGAATTATCCCCTGAAGAACTTAAAGAGGTTCTTTCAGAGGTAGAGGAACTCCCAATAATGGAGTTAACCTCTAGGGGTATTAGTAAATCTGTAGCAGAGAGGTATGGTGTTAGGGTTGGTTTATCTGCAACAAACAGAGAAGTAATCTCACACTTTTATCCTAAAGAGAAAGATGGTGTAATCACTGCATATAAGATTAGAAACCTAGATCCAAAAGATTTCTACTCTATCGGAAATGGTAGGGAATGTGACTTCTTTGGTGAAAGCCAATCAATCTTAGGTGATGTATACAGTCGAAAACTGTTCATCTTTGAAGATGAATTATCTGCTATGTCTGGTTTTCAGGTATTGGTGAGTAGTGGTAAAACAACATACAAACCAGCTTGTGTTGCTCTTCCTAATGGTTCAAAATCTATTGCTACAACCTTTTCAAGACGTAGGAAATATTTAGATTCATTTGATGAAATTGTTATCTGTATGGATAATGATGAAGCAGGTGAGGAAGCAGTAACAGCAGCTCGTGCAATGTATCCAGGAATTAAGATTGCCAGAATACCGAAGGGTAAAAAGAAAGACGGCAGTCCTATGAAAGATGCAAATGATATGCTGATGGAGGGACGTGGTATTGAACTTAATAATCTTTTAAGATTCAATGCAGCTAAAGAATCTCCAGCTGGATCTGCAACAGTGTCTGAATGTTTAGAGGATGCTCTGAAGAAACCTGAATGGGGTATGGATTACCCTTGGAAAGGATTGACAGAGTTAACTTATGGTATTAGATATGGAGAGATGATAGCAGTTGGTGGTGGTGTGGGTGGTTGATTTTTACCAGCTACCTTTGAGGAGTAATCCTCTCAAAATAAATTGTGTGAATTCGGTGGAAGTCTAGAACAGATAATACCGAGCCAAGATCTTAATACTTGATTCATATGGGAGAGACCTATGTATAAAAGTATAAACATAAATGAAAATTATGAAGTAAGCTCTGAAGGTTTTGTTAGAAATAAGAAAACAGGAAGAGTTTTAAAATTTGACAATTCAAAACCAGACAGTAAGAATCCATATTATCGTGTTACTTTGAGTTTTGGTAAGTATACAAAGAAATTTGCTATACACAGGTTAGTAGCAGAACATTTTATTGATAATCCTCTAAATCTACCTGAAGTAAATCATTTAGATGGAGACAGGACAAATAATAATGTTGATAATTTAGAATGGACAACTGGTGAAGATAACAGAAAGCATTGTGAATATAATAATCTTAATCCTAAAGGAGAAAGACACGGCAATGCAAAATATAATGAAGAAACAGTTTTACTAGTCAGAGATTTAACAAAGCGTGGATTTTCAAGAAAAGAATGCGCAGAGATTGCAAATGTAACAATCTCCTTTGTTAAGGATGTTAGGATTGGTAGAGCTTGGAAACATGTATAATTTTCAAGTATTAAGATAAGGTGTAACGACTAGGGTGAGTTTAATAAAAACTCGAAGTACAGCCAAGTGGTGTCTTTAACATAGACTTAAATGGAAGCGCACAACCCCTAATATTAGGGTGAAGAGATAGTCTGTTCTGCATAGGGATATGCAGCAGTTCATAAGAGAACGGGCAGTGATTAACGACCACTGTTGAACATCAAGGGTAAGACACTCTTAGCACATGAGCTAACAGCTTGGTTAATTAATAAATATCACCAGAAAGTTGGTGTGTTTATGTTAGAAGAAACCACTGGTAATACATTAAAAAATATTGCTGGTAAATCTGCTAATGTACCTTTCCATAGACCAGACGTTGAATTTGATCCTGATTTA